TTAGGCTTCCAAAACCCTAGTAGCTGTTACACCTTTTAATTGTGGCAATGTATAACGCTTACTTGCTGGTTGAGGAGTACGTCCATACCAACGGAACTCTTGGAAATCTGAATCACTATATAGCGCGTAACACACTTTATTTGATTGGTTACCACCAAGACAAACAAGTTTTCCAGTGGTCTTATCACGTCCTACGACAAAACAAACATGGCCTCCACCTTTACGGGTTTTAATAGCAACACAACCATAAGCAGGTTTTGTTAGTTTTGCGCCGTAATTCACGTAATCCAATGCTCGGTACCAATGCTTAGGATAAGCAATTCCTGCTGCTTTCAAGCAATGAGCAACAAAAGTTCCACACCACGCAGTTTCATCATCCGCCCACCAAGCTTTAAGCTCTTTTAACCATTTCAGAATAGTTGGATTGTGCTGTTTACCTGGTATTTCTTGAAGACCAATATGTTTTTTTGCTTCAGCTATCCAAGCTAACTCATCAAGCTTTGTCGGTGTAGGAATATTCATTAAAGTGTTGATTCCTACTAACTGGCCCGATAATTGAGGCCCATTAATACGCGGCTGAGAAATTTTCTTTCCGATCCATGACAGACCCAGCATTAAAGTACCAGTCACAAACGCATGATATTTTTCAGGGATAACTTGATAATCTACCCCCCATTGTAATGCTGGTAGCAGAATAAGCATGATGAATGCACCTACTGCGGGCAACTTGACTGAAAGGTACTTCCAAGCACTATTTTCAATGAACTTCATTCATCTTTCCTCTCTTGTTGATTCATTTGCTCATTTAAAAGAGCCTTGATACGCAGTTCGCTTTCTTGTTCACGTAATTTGCTCACTTTTTCACGAAGTGCACTTTCCTTACGTTCCCGACGATCACGTCTCCACTGAAAAACAAAGCTGATGAATAGGCCTGCAATAGCAACAATTGCACCTGTATAGCTCAACCAATTGAAAGATGCTAAAGAACCAATAGCACTAGCAATGCCACTCAAAAAAGTTGTTTTATTGGCAAAGCTAGTCAGTGTGATTTCAAGTGTCTGATGCTCAGACATGGCCTATTCCCCAGATTTCATTTGTAGCTATTTTTGCAAGTGTTATTGTTCTAAATGGAGTATGGTTCCAAATACAAAGCACGAAAAAAAGCCTGAATAATTCAGGCTTTTTAAATATTAATTTTTTATCGACTTCTACTAGCTAAAGCATTAAGACCTTTAATGACTTCCTGACCCAACTTTATAAAAGCGTTGTGACGTTCAATGTCATTTTCTAGATTCTTCTTACGGGTTTCCCATGCAGATGAATTGAAATAAGTACTTTCAAAACTTAAAGGCATTTTCAACGCATCTGATAAAGGCATTGGACAGTTTTCAGAAATACTACTTGCTGACTCAAGCAAAAGATCGGTCCAACTCTTTGATGATTCCTGTAAAGACGGAAGCGGTGCGAAATCGTGCAGGCGCGTCATCTGCACCTCTTTCAACTAATATACCGTGATTATCAACACTTAACCGTAGATGAGTAAACAATTCATTGTTTAAATTATTAAAATCCTGATAACACAAATCAAAATCACTAGCTGGCATTTTCTTAATAAAATCTAGCCGCTGCTTAAATTGTTCTTCAAATAATTGAGGATTTGTTCTATCGGGTAATAAAGCTAAGTGCTCATGATTAGAATAACTCAACTGAAATGACATCATGCAGGCAATCCATTCAGCGACATTCTTGCAATTTGCCTCTAAGAACTCCGCTTCCATTCCAACGAGCTGTCTAACCGTAACTCCATTTTGAGTAATTTCAGTTTTCCAATTATTTTCTGATTGAAGGAAAACTTTAGACCAGTCTGTATTCACTTCCAACATGGTATTACTTTGTTTTTCAAGATACTTAAGCAGAAGCAGATAACGTTCCTGAATTGTTAAAAGTAAAGGGTCCCCACTGTCTAAAGCTGACTTAAGAAAAGCTGTAAGTCTTTTTTCATTAAAATTTGGTGCAATGATTGAAATTTTAAGACACTGTTCAAAACTCAGCTCTTGCATTAGAAAGGTATTTTCACCAACTGGCACAGGATCAAATGTAATCATTAGTTGCCTCCATATAATGAGTAAATGTCTTTTGAGTCCCATGCAGTTCGACTCATTAAACTAATATTGACTGCTAAACTTAACCGGTTACCTTTTTCATCAATTGGTGCAACTATTGGTGCTGAAACACTTTCAATAATAAAAGGTTTATAAGTTTTGCCATGTGTAGTAAGAGATACAAAAGGTGGGATAACCCCTGAAAACAAACCTTCTAAGGTTGTATTTGAATCATTAACGACATTTTGCAGCGTAGAATCAGAGGATAATGATACTGGTAAACTCCAAGCCTCTAATTGCATAATCTTGTCTTCAACTTCGGATCTCGCATCACTTAATGCCAAGAAAAAAATTGATAAATTAAGGCGTACTGAAGATGTTGATAGGAATACTTGAGTTGTATTCACTTTGGTTAAATTTGTTCGCCCTTCAACGCTCTTAAGCGCATTTTCAGCCCTTGCTAAAGGTCCTGATGCCATATCACTTAATGCTGACATGAATGGCGAGTTCTCTCCTAGCGTTGCAGCAGCTTGTAGCATTTGACCAGTTTGAAGATTAGCCATGAGCATAGGCATTTTTAATTCTGGATTACTGTTTTCAAAAGGTGTTTGCCATTGGCTCTCAATACTTTTGTCTCCTTCAGTAAGCAAAGCTCTAATTACTGGTGATGCAATTGCATTACCATCTTTATCACATAGAGAAAACTCAGCGTATTTGTGCTTTGAAATAGAACCGTAGAAAGGATCTGATTCAGTACTTGGCAACTTAGTTTTTGCTGTATTTACAGCTGGTGCATAAGCTAAAGCTTTGGACATATTTAAGTACTAACTCATAAAATTAAAGTTATTATCAATTAAAAAATAAGAACAATTATTAGGTTTGTTCCAGCATAACAAACAACTAAAAAAATATTAGAAACAATAATTTCTTATTTTTATATAAAGTTGATTATGAGTAATTTTTTAGTATTATGGAATTGAGAATATTTATTTAAGCTATTGTTTGAGAATTAAAAAATGTTAGATTTATTCACACCTATTGTTGAAACCGAAAAACAGCATAAAATTTTTAAATTGTTATTAAATGAAGCAATGTATGCTGAAAGGAATGTGATATTAGATTGGGCAAATGGATTTGTTGATAGAGATAATAAATTTGTAAAAGAATTCCAAACTACTTTTGAGTCTTCTTTTTGGGAATTATATCTAAATAAAATTCTGAAATCTGAAAATATTGATATAGACTATAAACATCATGCGCCTGACTTTGTATGTAACAAAAATAATTCAGCATTTTGTATTGAAGCGACAATTGCCAATCCAGAACAAGATGGGTTGCCAGCATATGGTTTTGGCGGTGAATATTTAGATTTTGAAATTGACTTTAAAGAGTTCAATCGAAAATCAATTATTAGAATAGCTAATTCGATTGTATCTAAGGCTCAAAAATTTAAAAAATCATATAAAAATTTATCTCATGTTATTGGCAAACCATTTATTTTAGGTCTTAATTCTTTTGATCGTCCTCATTCCCACTTTATAGGTCATCGAGGTTTAATTGCTGTTCTCTATGGAATTTATCTTAATGAGGAAAAGGCCATTTCCGATAAACTCAACTACTTACCAAGAGAAAGAATGGATTTTATTGAGAAAGATAATGGAGCAGAAATTCCTCTAGGTTTTTTTACGACTTCAGAGTATGAAGATATTAGTGCTGTAATTTATAACCCTTATGCAACTTGGGGGAAAGTTCGAGCATTAGCTGAAGTAACTGAAGCAAATAAAACTACTTTCTTTAACGCACTTTACACTAGGGATGACGTAAGTGAGAGTACATTAATTCCTGATATCCACCAAGGAATTCCTAAAGAAGAATATACAGAATCAATCTTTGATGGTTTATATATTTTTCATAATCCTCATGCTAAATACCCTTTCCCTGATTTTTTATTTAATGATCCTCATATTGCTCATTTTAGTTTAGATAATAGCGGTAATCTGCTTGAAAGCGTTGGAGAAAATTTTTTACTTTCAAGAAGTTTAATTAGTTCATATGCAAGTTCTATGATTCCCAAGTAAAGAAAAATTCAAAGACATAATATTTATAAATTTAATTTTTCTAAATCCAGTACACCATAAAAATACGCTCATCATGAGCGTATTTTTAATACTTATATTAAGCTGCTAAATTAATACTGTTCACTTGCTCAAACTCATCAATCTTTTTAATGATTTCAGCAGATTTGTTATATGGCATAACTACTTCATTGAACTCATTAACTTCTGAGCCCCAGAATTTCAGCATGATATTCTTGATCTGAGGTTTATCAATGCCGTCCCCATTGAAAACATACTTGCTACGTTCAGTTCTAACATAAAGTTCATACTTAGCAAGCTTCTCATCAATGCGTAGTTTTCTAGGTGGCATTGCGATTTCACGGATTTCTGAAAAGAGGTCTTCTACACTTATAAGATGTGTAAAGTCTAATTCTCGTGTAATTGGTACATCATTAGTTCCGGCATGTTTTTCGATAATGATGATTCGAGTTGAAACGGCGGTACCAGCATTTTTAAAGGTAAATTGAGGCAACCAGATTTCAGCTGTAAGAACTGCACCAGGTGTGCTTTCAATAAACACATCAACTTTTGAATCCATCGAACCACGTGGTACTAATGCCACAATACGACCACCTTCATAAAGATGACCAAAAGCTTTTTTAATATGTTGAATTGCCAACGTTCCTGCATGCCCAAAAGGTGGATTCATCACAATCGCATGGTACTTATTTAAAGTCTCTAAAGACTCGAAAGTATCAACAATTACTTTTGCACCAGTATTTGCCATTTGAGCACGACTAGCTAAAGATTCAGTCGGTTCAATCATTGTTAGTTCTACATCTTGCGGAACAAATCGACCAATAGCTCCATCACCAGCGCTTGGCTCAAGCACAGAATCACCTGTGTGCACCCCAGCCCATTCAATCATTTTGAATCCAAGTGGTTCAGGCGTTGCATACCACTCTTTACCTTCGCGGTTATCACGACTTTCAGAACGTTTGCCTTTGGCATAGTAAAATGTTAGTGCTTGATCAAATGGGGTTAACTTAGCAATACGGGCATTTTCTTCATCATATGCTTTACCACCAATACCATCATTTAGACTTGGCTCTTCATATTTAGCATCTTCATAAGCCTGAATTAACGCTTCTTTGATACTTACTACAGCATCGGCACCTTTTGCAAAGTTATCTACTGTTTCTGCACGTCCAGCAATCGTGTCTGCAAATGCAGCCCGTTCCCATGCAGTACCAGTAGTTAAGTATCTCTGAATAGCATTCGATGCTTGTCCAGTTCGATAGATACGACCTTCTGTCTGTCTTAACTTGGCTGGCTTTGTTGGTTGCCCAATATTAATTAAAACTCGTTGATGTTTACCAGTTGTATCATGCAAGCTAATTCCTGTTGAGCCCGCATCTGACTGCAGAATAAGAATATCGTGCCCGCTACCATCTGTATTAAATAACCCTACATTAGATTCACGTTGTTGCTTTGAAATGCGGCCATTAAATAATAGAGCATTTGGAAATGCTTTCTTTAAAGTCTCAACTGGTGAATCGTAGTCAAGATTGAGATTCACTAGATCTGGGCGAGTTTCCTTGAATGAATTATATTCAAGCTCAATATCATCCCTTAAATGGCTCTCATATTTTTCGATATCAAGCTGACTAATTAAGAAAGGTGCAAAACCTCCACCTTCATTATAATCATGGAAAATAACTACTTTACGGCCTAATGCTAAGTGCTTTTTCACCATATCAACACAAGCTTCAGCTTTAATGGCTTCTAACAAACGGCGTCTTGCTAAATAATCGAATCGCTTTGCAATAATTTCGTATATGTTTTTAAAACGATTTCCAGTGAATAAACGATCATATTCTTGCATCGATGCATGACGTCCCCAGCCTGTTGTTGGCTTTCCAGTCTGAGCAGCCCATTCTTCAAAAGTTCGTGTTTTATGACCTTCGATTTCTTTATAACCATTACGAAGATAAGTTAAACCTTCATCAATAAGTTCACCAACACGAGAGCCAATTAGAATAAATTTACGATCATAGTCAAAATTAACTTCTAAATCGCGTCCAGACATGGCACCAGTGTTTTTAAGATTTTCGGCAAACTGTCTTTCAAGTACACCCGTATCCACCTTTGACTCTGGTCGGGTCAACTTACCATATCGTTTTCGATATCCAAGATTTCCCATATAAAAGTGCTCTCGAGCCTTACTAAAGCCTTCTGCTAAATTACCTTGGTCATCAATAGATACAGAAGGTGACTTATAATCAAATAAATAGCCCTCCGCCCAATCAAGTGAAAAGTGATAACTAAATGGCGTAGCAGATAAGAAAACAACTTTGCACTTACTTTTCTGGTGTTTCCAGTTCAGATTCCAGATTTTTCTTTGTTCATTTCTAAGGACCTGCATTTTGTTATAAGCAGTTAGGTATTGCTCAGTTTCTTTGCCATTTTCATCAAGTTCTTCAGTAGGCATCTGATCTGCAAATTTATTATCAAACCATTCATTAAAACCTCGCAAATGACCTGTTAATGCTCGTAGCTTGTTTAAGGCTGCAGTTGATTTACCATCAGATGATTGTGAAAGAGTATGGGCTTCATCAATTAAAATAAGATCCCAATGTTTATGAACCAAACTTATATTTTGACCAAAATTAGCAAAGGTAGTTACTACAACAGAGTGCTCATCTCCGCCGTTATCTTTAATACTTTTTAATTTGTAAGCCTTGATATGCAAAGGGCTTGAGCTTTTTACAAAGTCATTCGCGATTTTATCGTTTAGGGTAACAATCAAAATATTCTTAAGACCAGCATTAATAAAACGCTTTGCAACACCCAACCCAGTAAAGGTTTTGCCTGTACCTGTGCCATTTGTAAAAAGAATACCCTTCTTATTTTCCTCGATTAAGTGCTTTTCCGTTTTAAAAACATCCCCACGCTGTGCAGGTTGTAGATATGGCAAAGCTTCATCAATATTGGAAGCATCACTCCAAACAGTTTCAACATTATCTGCTTTTAATTGAGCTTCCAGCTTTTCATCTATGGCAGCTCTAACTGATTTAGCAGATTGTACAATTGATCGATCTCTTGCTCGTTTAAGAGATGATCTCTTACCAGATAGTTCACCGCTTCCGCTGCTGTTAATCCGGTTAGTACTGGTTCCACTATCTCCATCTGAAGATTCATTTCTTGGATTTCGGCCGCCAAGTAAACTTGCATCATCACTTTTTGATAAGCCAGTACTACTGTTTCGGAGTTCCCCAGTTTCTCCATCATTTCTGATTGCTTCTGCAGTCTCGAGTTCATCTTTTCCTGATCCATTTGCAGGAACAATTGGTCCTCTGGATCTGAAACGAAATTCGCCAACTGATTCCACATCTGAATTGGTATTTGATACATAGGAGAATAACCCTTTTACTAGTTGCTGATCTTCGGAGAGAAGTGAGTCTGGAATAGATTTAAGATGTTTTGAGCGTACTAGAATTTCACCCTGAGAATAAAAGGCATAAGGGTCATATTCTTTAGCTTTTGTTAATTTGATGCCTTTTAGACCAATAACCTGTAGCGTTTTATTCTTTTTAGTTGTGTATGGCTTCAGCTCTTTTTCACATGCAAAAAGGGAGACAATAATCTCCAGCTGCTCAATAACATTGCTCGAACCGTTATTTAGGTGTTCAATAACTGATTCATCAATGTTTTTGATAGCTTCCGCATATAAGACTTCAACTACTTCATCCAATTTTGGAAAGTCACTTTCTTGACGTGCAAAGGATAATGCTTGCTTCGCTACAGACAAGTTAAGTTCTATTTGCTTATGGATGATAAGAAGGAAAAACCGAGCAATATTGCTCTGAAAATGCATGAAATCAATCATGTAATAAATCGCAACCAATACAGTGTCTTTAGTGATTGGTTTGAGCTTTAAGATGGACATATATCCCTCAACATAGGAACTTTATATTCCTATGTTGAATGATCGTAAGTACTTAATTTTGAGTAGGTTCCAGAACTAAATATCTAACCCTTCGAAAAGAATGTCATTAATTTTGTTCACTTCTGTTTTTTCAATGTCATCAACTTGAGTAATTTTAATTTTCAAAGCATTGTGGAAACGTTGGGCCCCTTCTCTGGTTAATCGAATTATTTTAGATCTACATGAGCTACTAGACTCAATCAAAGAATCGTACATTTGCACACTAATGAAATCATCACCAAGCACTTGTTGTGCATATTGGATAGCATCTTTGACACTTACTGGTTCAGGCTCACCAAACAAACCTACATTACTGCTATCTATAGCCTGTTTCTCTGCAAATTCAGCTAAAGCTTTAAATAACATACTCATTTTTTTTGAACTGCGGCTATTCTTGGCGAGAAACACGGCGAGCTCAGCAACACCTTCCCCTAGATCCTCAAAAAGCCCTTGCTGCTTTACAAACTCAACAATATCTTGATCATTTTGCTTTGCAGATAAAATGGTATTTGCTGCATCAATAATTGCATTAGCAACACGTTGATCAATGGCTTGCTCCATACCTTCAACGATTTGATCCGATATATCTTGAACATTTCCACGACTTATAGCTTGTGCTTCAATAAATTTAGGCGCAGCAACACCCAACGCATTAAGCATGTTTTGAAGATCTGGTTTTGTATGATCAGCCATCATTTCTAGCAAACGATCATCATTGTACGCTTTACTAAAAATTGCGGCCTTGATTCTGTTTATCAGTGCTTGTGTTGGTTTTTTATCTTTCGTGGTGTACTGGGCTGCTTCCGTATCACCTAATTTAGTCAAAAAACCTTGAATAAACTTTTGATTACTTACTGCTAATAAATCACCGTCTTCACTCGGGTTAAAAAGAGCCAGTAAATTATCATCTAATCGTTTAGCATCAGCTTTAGCTCGTTCTGTAGCTGTAAATGACAACTTATCATCTTGGTTTGCATCAATAGCAAATTGTGCTCTATCAATCTCAGTGGTACGAATACGTATCAATATTGGTTTAGAAATGGCCTGTACTTGCTCAGAACTAAAACCAAAGTAATCGGCTTCATCAATTAACCATTGTTTATACTCATCTGCGGTGCCCTGCTCATATGCAAGCTTGATTGCCATGGTTCGACCGTTTCCTGACTCCACAACTAAATCGTCTCCAGTTATCGGTGCTCCTGTATCTGCCCGCCCTGAGCGGCCAAGGCTTTCGGGATCTAAATCATTAGCGGTTTTATGTACCCATGCTTGTGATGATTCACGGCTACGATCTCGCGGTTGTAATTCTTGAGGATAGTTTGGGTTTTCTGCACCTGTCGCCGTATGAGACGCAATGACTTGATCAATATCGACTAAGGCGAAGACAGTAGAAATCTTTTCCCCTTTGGCTGTCTTAACATTATTAGTTCTGCCCCGTAAAAGCCCTGTTAAGGACTTCGTTGGTTTAAAGAAACTAATCATTTGATCAATTACAATTAAAGGGTCCGTAGCTATTACAGAAGGCGTAATAAATTTAAGTAACATTAAACGCTCTCCTTAACTTTAATTTGGTTAAGCAACTCAGTTACAGCTGGAATTAATAAAGGGTCTTCTAAATTCTTCTCAGCCTCATCTCGAACTTGTTCTAGTATTTCCAAACTTACGCCTACTTGTCCTTCAATGATTGACTTATACAAAGGATTTGAAGTATCCGAAGCTGATAGATTTTGTAGTTCTTCAGGTGTCACCTCTGGTGCTGGTTCAGGCGTCACCTCTGGTGCTGGTTCAGGTGTCACCTCTGGTGCCAGTTCAGGTGTCACTTCTGGTGTTGGCTCAGGTGTCACTTCTGGTGTCGGCTCTGGTGCCGGTTCAGGCGTCACCTCTGGTGCTGGTTCAGGTGTCACCTCTGGTGCTGGTTCAGGTGTCACTTCTGGTGTCGGCTCTGGTGCCGGTTCAGGCGTCACCTCTGGTGCTGGTTCAGGTGTCACCTCTGGTGCCGGTTCTGGTGTCACTACTGGTGTCGGCTCTGGTGTCACCTCCGGTGCCGGTTCAGGTGTCACTTCTGGTGTCGGTTTACTTTTGGAAATAGCTAAATTATCTAATTCAGATTGCAAACTTTCTATTTCTTGCTTTAAAGATGCCAATAAACTCTGCTTTTCCAAAACCCGATTTTCCGCTTCAGCCAAAGCTTTAGCTTTTTCGGCTTTTTTAGCTTGTAAGCGTTTAAAACGATTACTATTTTGGTTAATTAACTTCATGATTCGACCAGCGAGAACAGGAATTGAAATTCCTTCTCCCTGATTAGGCTGAATTGCAGCTGTAATATCGCGATTGTTCATTAAGATCTTCCATGAAATTAATGAATCTGCAGAACTAATTTTCTTTGAAAATCGATCTGGCTTATGAAAAAGGATTGTGAAGTTTTGACCGTCATCAAAATCATAAGTAAGCGCAATTTGAAGTACTTTTTTATGCTTGAAGGGCTTACTTTCAGTAACGTTAATGACTTTAACACCAGTTTTAGAAAACTGATCCATAGCGTGATGCAAAATAGCAGACAGCTGCTCTAAATGCTGGTAATCGACAATAATAGAATCATAATGAGCTTCTTCTACTTCCAGACTAGATAATAGCGTAGGCAACCCATCAAATTTACTTAGCAGCTGACTATGGTCATCATTTCGCTGCATATCTAGAAGAAGTTTTGCTGTATCACCATCATGAGAAACTAAACTGATACCATCCCATTGAGGTGTTTCTGCAGCAATCACGTTCTGTAATTTCTCTAATTGCCATCTTTGAATTGGTTTAGACCCAGACAAATTAAATTGTTTGGAAGATAGGTGGCGTTTAAGACCAAATTGATTTGTTTCAATTACATCTGTAACACAAGCGTCAAACATGCGTCCAAACTGTAAGATTGCTAGTTCACCAGCATGCTGATCATCAATTGCACCAAGTATGGCAACTGAATCATAAGCTTCGATTCCGCTCTTCTGCCCTTTTAAGTTAATCACTCGCCAGAGGTCATTTTCCGTGTAGTCTTCAGTGACTAAGGCATTAATTTGACGGTAATCACCTTTAATAAATCCAATTGAACAAGCGCCACTATTCACCATTGAATCAAAACCAGGTACTAATCGGCTTTGATGTGGTGCATGTGTTTGAGTAAAAATTGATTTAACACTCACGGAGTTATCCTCATTTTAATATGAGGATATTTTCTCAGCCGAATTTATTATTAAATTCGATAAGTTCCAAATTTGAAAATATAAAAAATTTTATAACCTTTAGTCATAAATAAAAATTAAAAGCCACTTTATCGTCTTTTAATTAGAAATTTTACGATATTCGTTATAAATCATAATTAGACCTCCAATTAAAATAAATCCTAAACCAAGTAGTTTCAAACCATCAATCTTTCTTACCTGTACACCAAGTAATCCCGTACTATCAATGATAGTTGCAAATAGCATTTGTCCTAAAAAGACCCATAGAAGAGTGGTAGTAGCTCCAATTTTTGGAGCTGCAACAAACATACATAGAATGTAAAGAGATCCTAAAAATCCAGGCATCCACATCCACCAAGAAGTTTGTTCATACTGTGGAGGTTTAATCCCTCCATCCATAATTAATGCAATTATAAGTGAAGCTATTGCACCTCCAACATAAAGGTAAAAAGTAGATTGTATTTGTGTTGCACCACTAGTGTTTCTGAAAGCATTAACCATCGCTAACTGTAGAGGGACTATAAGTCCCCCCAAAACACTAATGAATACATAGTTAATATTATGCATTCTTAACCTCTAAGTATAAACTGCTCCAAAAATTATCGAGAAGTTCAAGAAATTTATTAAAACCAATCATGAATTTTTCTTTTTTGGCATCAGTATCGATTATGGACCAAATTGTTCTATTTAAATCTTCAGCATGACGAGCTTCAGTTCCATCTAAATGAATATCATAAAAATTGGAAACATCTAACCATTTTTCGTCTGAAAAAAGTTCTTTATTTTTCTCAGCTCCTTTTACTAATAATTCTAATTGAGGTAATGCGTGGATTTCTTGTGCTAAAGCAGCACCTAACATTATATAAAGGTCACTATTGAAAAGTTTTTCAGACTCTTCTTTTAATTTCATCGTAGAGTCTATGCCTTTTCCATAAACAGGAGTTTTGTCATATAAAACCTGACTATAAGAATTTACAGATTTTATAAATAGATAAGCATGAGGTTGTCCGTCATCTAACCCTTTTTCCTCAGCAATATTCATTTCAAAAGCTTCAATAATCTTTGGAATGTTCTCATTTAATACATTTTCATTAGTCTGAGTTTTTTTTAAAATTTCACAACCTAAATCAAGACGTGCAGCAGTTGGACCCAACCAATGTCTAAGATTATTAACAAGTATAGTATACTGAGAATAAGTATAATCATTACTATGATTAGACCAATTAATAAGACACTCATTTTCAGCAACTTTTTTTGCTGCTAATTGTAATTCACTATAATTCATTGTTTTCCACCTTTAATATTTATATAAAATTTTATTTAAAAAATAATCTAGATAATAAATTATCCAGAGTTATTATTTTTTATAAACATTTCATTATTATGTCAACCCATTATTTTAAATAAATATATAATAATTAAAAATAATAAATGCACTACAATAAACCATTTACAGCTCTCTTTTAGTGCAATTTAAAATATGACAATTTTATTAATTAAAGTAAGTTACTAAAATAAATAAATTATTATTAGTAAATAATAATTATTTTTATTTGAAGCAATTATAAATTTGGAAACATTTTAGTGAAATTTAATGTAACGATAGTATGCCCCTTATTTGAAGCATCTAAAGGTAAATTACCAGCTTGTAGTGATACTAAATGTTCAATTTCAAAATGATGTTGAGTTCTTACTGCTTTATCAAAAGCATATATTTTCAAACGCATTAAATATTCTATAGGTGGCGGTTGTGTACCATCTTTATTAAACATTATTTGCTTTATGGCCAATGCACTATTTGCAATAGCTGCAGCTTTAGTCTCAATAAATGAGATACTTAATTCATTTGAGGCATTACCGGTTATATAGTTGAGTTGATAGTGTCCAACATGTACTGAATCTGTTTGTGCATCCAGAAGTGATACATCAACATTATTGGCTAACCAAGCGATTTTATTGGAAGGATCAAAAATTGGAATATTCGCTTGGGCAATCTTACTATTTGCCCGATAAGGTCTAATTTCTATTCCAAAATGGGCGGCTGAGAGAGTTCCTAATGCATAGAGCTCTTGATAATGAGAAACAGCTTTATCAACTGTCAATCCAGACCATAAGACAGGATTTCTTGTAAAACGTTCCTTGAATGGACTTATAACATTATCAAAACTGTTATTAGACGTTTTATTCTGTGTTTCATATTCAAAAAAAGCCATTATTCTTCATCCTCAGAAAATTTACGGCTCTTAAAAATACTTTCAGCTAATAATTGAGCTTCATCATATTTCATACCTGCATCGCGCTCTAGAATATAGGCCATAGTTTCTACATCTAAGTTTGTCTCCTTTAAAGCGGTAATCACTTGGGTTTTAAGTAGTGTTGTATTCATTCTAGATTGTGCATTACTGATTTCTTCAGTAGCTGCTGCAGTTTGGTTTGTATAATATTCAACTTGCCAAGGATAATCTTTAGGCTCAAATTGTTCATTAAACGCAAATCCCCAATCCAAATGAAGAATCTGATTAATCCCTTCAGTTACTGCTGTACGAATGTCTTGTGACCTACGCATTATTTGCGCTGAGGTATGGAATGCTCCGCCTTCACCAATACCACCAGTTAACATGTCAGCCCACCCTACCATACTTGGGTCTAGACCTATCCCGCCCATTAACAAACGGACATTAATCATGAATTGTTCAATATTAATAGGTGAGCTTCTTTGAAGTTTAATATCACCAACAGGATTTAGAACTTGCTTCTCATCAAATACTGGCAGCATGTGAAAAGCAGTATTCCAAACCGCTTCGCCACCTGATAAAGCATCACGAACATATGTCTCATGATTTTTAAGTAAACCTTCCAAACCCCTAACATAGGCTTGGCGTTGTGCTGGCGGCATTCCAGACATATTTACCGTCAAGAACATCTGATTTACTGTATCTGCAATCTGCTGGCTGTTCATAGATGCCAATGCAAGAATCACATCATCATAAACTTCTTCAATTTCGTATAGAAATGAACCACCTAAATGCGCTGGTAAAATCGGTAATTCATCTGGGTCATCTCCTTCTAACATTTTAGTTACAAGGCCAGTTTCAACAAGTTCATATTGAGCAATATTGCTCATACGGGGCATTTTGAAACGTACCATTTGAATAGTATTTAATTTTGTAATAGTTTTCTGCCAATTTCGAGGATCTAAGCAAAAAAATGCGACAGTTTTACTGCCCTGTTCGAATGGCTGTATTAATGGCGGATAAGTATACTCATTACAAAGGAGATCAATTACTCCATTCTCTTTTTTCCCATAAATTCGGGCATAAGAATCGCCAAATGAAATCGCATCTCGGGCAAGTTTACTTAAATACTTATTGATCAGCTTTTCCATGACATCACGGCGTTCATCTAGCTGTTTTTTTATTTTTTCAGCTGCTGGGCCATTTGCCTTTTTCAAACGTTGTGCTGGTGTAATAAACACTTGTTGGCCGCTATAAGAATCTCCGCCTAAAGCGGCAGAAACATGAATCCCCATCCCCTCTGCGATAGGGGCAAAGCGTAACATTCTCTCCCATTTGGTGAAAATTTCTTTTCGAGTACGCTTCTTATTGGCTTTAGTTTGATTGGTCCCAAGTGAAAACGGTGCCATGGATTCATAAAGCTGCGCCGTAGCATCCTGATTAGAGGTATCAAATTGCTGTTCATATGAATTAACATTTTCACCGAGTAACAACGATAAGAACCGAGAAGACATAACTAAGCCAAAATACCTAAATAATTAAGTATTTTGATGGCTACCATTTTTTAACTATTAGATTGGTTCCAAAGCTAATTGGAACCATACAGATTTAATAAATCCACAGCATGCAATTCTATCTGAACCTATTTTCAATCTGTTTTAGAGGAAAAGCTCATGGCTGAAGTTAAAGTACTTAACGCTTTGGATATCGAATTAGCACAAAAGACTCAAGACATCGTCAATGCACAGCGATTTAACAGCCGCCCTGCTTTCAAAACATTAAACCTAGGGTGGGATCTTGAGACTAATTCCTTTGCTGTTAATTACAGTTTTGTAGAAGAAGCAACGGCTCCAGATCAACCAGCTTAAAAAACTAAAAAGCGCTCTAAAAAGAGCGCTTTTTTAAATCTCAAAATTCAATCTTGCCTTAATCTTCATACATTTGGTAAAATTATTTCCATGAAATACTTGATAATATTATTTGTTTTTTTAAGTGGCTGCTCTACATTTTTTGAGCACAATAAAGTTATTCCATTTCCAGAACGTACAATTTCACATATTGAGATAAGGAAGTTAAATGGAGGCAACCCCAAAACACTAGCTTATGCCGATATTACTGGTAATACCTGTGTCATCTACTTACGAAAATATCCTCAATGTTTAGCACATGAAATAAGACATTGCTATGAAGGTAATTGGCATGAAGGGCGTGAAAGTCAAGAATGGTGTTAGGTGGGAAACTCAAATATCTCGACAGTTACTTTACCGACCCGTCTCAATACTTCTGTTATATCGCCATCCCCTGAAGAAATATAACAACATTCTAAAGTCTTTCCTTGATTTGACCATCTAACTTGTAACCCAGAGGTAGAAAAAAAGCTACCTCCTTCATCTATTACAATTGTTCCTGATACAAATACTGATGCTTCATTGATATATAATCTGCGGTCATTTGGACTTGAAATTGTTTTAACTTGGTTAAGGGATGTGAAATCCAAAGTACTAATATAAACTGGGCAACTTTTTAAAGTACTATCAGACCACATCAATTTGCCATCTGGGGAATAAATCCTAATTTTATCTGTAGAAACCCCACCTGACCAATTATCAGATACATAGTTAAAATATACATCTGCTGTTAAATCGGTAGTTCCTCCAGATGTCCATCCACCTCCAATATAATAAATACTGTCATCTTTCAAACATGTTGATAATTCAAACATTTCACTTGATGGTGGCCTAGAACCAGTTGAAGAAATTATTGTTGGTCTTCCAACATCATATGCATCATGAACATTGAAATTCTCATTACGTGCAGTTATCGGACAATAAGTATTCCAAGCATTAGTTTTATCCCACCTAAGAGTTTGACTAGCTACACTTTTTAAAATTCTAGAAGTAAGATCAAGGTTGACTTGTCCGTTTTCTAAAAAAAATTTTGCTACAGCAGGCACTTAATTATCTCCGATAAATCTTTACATCAAAATTCAAAGTGAAGGCATTCAAATAGTTATTATTGACTACTAATGTCATCTCTAAATAACCAGAAAAATATTTGAAAGTAGAAACAACTTCTTGCAATGAATTTTCTGGATTTATATTAGTAAATCTTGCATATGTTCCATTTGGAGATATTTCAGCATCATAGATATTATAAGTATAAATTTTATACTGACTGTTATTAGTATGATTAGCTGGGTAATATTGAGACCACTTAATTGTTTTTATAAATGACAGCACCCTATCTCGGGAACTGTCAAAGTATAGTTTTCCATTTTGTTCAAAAAGTTTAAGCTTTGCTAATGCCATTATTCCACACCAATAAAAACTGCTAGCTGTCCATTAGGGTAATACACTCGACTTATCCCCCAGAAACCACTGTTTTCGACCCATCAGCTGCAACCGTTGTAAATGTAATAGCATTAAGGCTTTCAGCATTAAATAATTCAGCAGTAAGAGACTTAGCTTTAAAGTTTGCTGCGGTCAAATTCTTAATAAATACATCACTATTCATAATGACTTGATTGTCTTGGATTATGAACGGCATGTACTTAGTAGAAGATGTACCAGTTGTGAAGAAAATTTTATCCGCTTGAAAACCTATTGAACTGATAACGGTTCCATTCGTTTGCTCACTGACCATAGACATGCCAGAAAACACACCGTTATTATCCATGCCCATTACGTATTTACCTTTCACACCATCAATCAAGTCAGCTTGTGATTTAAGCTTGATAGCATTTTGGCCGTAAACAGATACTAATGTTTGTAATGCGCCAGCATATGCGCCCACATCAGTTGTATAGGTGGTTTTAAAGTTTTCAAAATCTGCGATATTGTCTGCATCTTCAATATCAATAAAGTCTAGATCCACCTCACCAGCTTTTCCTGAATAGTTACCGATGATCATTGGAGTAAAGAAAGCAGCTTTATTTGCAAATGTTTTTGGACTTAGTAGAGTGCCGGCACCTGCACTTGCACCAGCAGATCTACCTTTGAAATATGCAGTTCCAGTTATCCAAGTTCCCAGCGCTGGTGCGGTACCAGCAACAAGATAATGACTAGCTCCAATATCATTAATTTCGGTGTTGTCTTGGGCCACATACTTAGTTTTAGTGGCGTTCTGACAAGTTGCACCTAGGTATACAACACCCGTACCACTAACACGGCGGAATCTATACTTCACTCGGTAGTATTTGTTGTCATCGATTGGCAAAGAAGCAAACCAATTTAACCAAGCTTCATCATTTCCAACGTTATTCCCTATTCTTAGTGCATATCCCCCACGGCAAGTTGCATCGGCCACTAAATTAAGCTCAGGTTTATTTCCACTTGGAGTTTTTACTAACCAATCTTTTTGCCATGTATCTAATACTGAAGCCATGATCTTTTGACCATTTGCAGAATACAGAGCAGACATCCTTTCAGTTGAAGATGCGATTGCTTCATTCGTCTTGGTAAACGTCATGTAATCACGCTCTAATGTCGCTTTTGTAGTTGATGCTAAGTCTTTTGCAGAATCGGCTATCTCTTTTGCCTTTTCAGATATTGCTCTTACCAGTGCTTGACGTGCATTGTGAACATTAGCAAAGTTGGTAATAAACTGATTTCGATCAATCGTACTGGTTGTATTCATATTGGCAAACAAAGAAGCCAAATATGTATTTAAAGTACTAAAAGCTGTTGCATAAGCAGCTGAAGATATACCATAAGTGACAGCCTCAGCTCGTAAGCTTGTATCAGTTTGATAAAGAGTATCCCACACCAACTTCGCCTGTTTTTTCTCAACGGGTGTAAGTTTATTATCAGCTGCAATATCACTTAACTGAGCCATTGGAATATCAACTTTGGCTTGAGAACCTGCAGTCGTTTCCATCATTGAAGTGACAGTAAACGGCGTTACTGACTTATAAACCGATAAATCCGTTTCAATAGCCGCTGACCATCCTTCTTTAAAGTTATCTGGCGGGTTTGTATGAGTAATTGTTGCTGACTCAACCGTAATAGCTGGGTAAGACCAAGCATCTTTTTTGGTAATTAAGATGCACACTTTATTATTGCTATCTAAAGCTAAAGCCAAACCTTTAGTCGTAGTATTACTTTCATCTAAGGTGATACCAAAAGAACGCGAAGTCATATTTGGATAAAATGGTACTGTTGACGTATATGCATAGAACGCCAAGTCCAAATCAAAAATATTGTCTTCTTTGTTGTTGTAGTTATAACCAGAGATTTTAACCTTAGTCATGAAGGCACTAATTGTAATTGGCGTCTTAATTACAAGGGTACCAGTAGTAGTAATTGGTTGACGCCAAGTCAAAGGCTTCACGAAAATTTTGCCCCCACCTGAACCCAATGGCTGAACGCTCATAGCATTGGTATATTCTGATGTAATTTTCTGCGAGGATGCAGCAATAGCTCGCTCAACATTAGTATTTGTCATATCCGCATTTAGAATATAAGCGCCGTTTTTACTGTCTAACTTTGAAGACATCTCAGAAAGTTTGGCCGCCCACGTTTCTTTGAAATTGGTTAATGTTGAAATAGAGTCTGTAGCTGTAGAAACAAAATCTTGTAATGTCGGGTCAGCTGAAGCGTAATCAGTAACGTCATATTGCTCAATTTGAGCTAAGGTCCAAACTAAAGGTACAGTTGCAGTTGGTGTAGAGCCGCCAGCCACATAAACATGTCCTGAGTTTGAAAAAGTACCTACCGCACCACATTTAATCATTCGAATATAAGTTTCGAATTTACCTGTACCCTCTGTACTGCCAATGAATCGATCAATTGCGCCAGTCCCCATCGAGTTGCCAGCATTCACTAACTTATATCCAACTGGTAGCTTGATTAAATATTTGATGACAAAAACAGCATTTGCACGGCCATAAACAAGTTGGAAAATTCCACCCCAGACTGGATTCGCTGCACCAATGGTTTTGATTTCCAGCTCATGTGTTGATGTAGTCGGGTTATCCGCACTTTTTGCAACACGAGTAACAGTAACGTTCCCATTGCCAGCATTGTTATATACACCTACTGCATTATTACCCTTTTTAAAGTTCACGTCTCCTTGCACCAACTTGCCGTTAGTAATCATCATCGCCAGCATTGTTGTGTTTTCTAATGCAGAGCCAAGATTGTTAGTACTTGTTTGTAACTGTGAAATTTCAGTATTTTTAAGAGTTGCAAGATCTTGTGAAGTTTGGTCAGCTGTAGCTTTTGTTGTTTTCACAACTGTAGATAATCCACTAGGTACACCAGCATCATATTGTTGAATTTGCTGGGCAATAACACCTTTGTTTGCTTCTGCTTTGATAAAAGTATCTTCTACAAACTGTGCATTTTGCTTAAGAGAGGATCTAAAACCTCCTTTAAAGTTCGGTGCTGAATTACCACGGCTAATAAACATATTGGTCACAGTAAATGTTCCGCCAGAAGGAGCATTATCAAATCGTAAACCCAATGGAATACCTTCATAAGCAGAGGCTTTTAAATCAGAAGGGAAAATACCATTCAATTCAATTTCACCACTTGCAGCAACAATAAATGAAGGTAATCCAATGCTATAAGTTGCTCCATGAAATTGAATGCTACAGGTAGCGCCAACTAATCCAGCTGCAGCTGTATATTTGATACGGGCTACAACCGGATCACCTTTATCGATAGGAATTTCTTTATGTTTGTATTGAAGTTCCCAAACAGCAACTGTTCTATTGGTACCAGTGGTGATACTTAAATTTTTAGTATCATCACCTAGTAAAATCCAGTTTTCTTCGGAATAACGTAAGGTATCTAGTTGTGCTTTGAAGACTTTAATTTCCTCAGCAAAGACTTCTTTTGCATCAGATCGAGTAATTTTTTCTTGAAGTATTTGAGCGTGGTTTTCTAACACCTTTTGTAAGTTACCACTGTTATTTGCCAAACCAATCGGAATACCACTTACGACCTGAACGGCAAGCATGATTTGTTTGGCTCCATTTGGGCCCGTATCTGGTGTTGAATGTAATTCGATACCTCTCCCCGAACCAATTCCTTTTTGACCTACTAATATGTATGCATCACGGCCAGTAATTTGATCAATTGTAAATGGATTTGCCCCAAGAGAGATTAAGGCATTTTTAACAGTAGCAATATTTACTCCGATACTGTCGTAATTGGTCACAATAACAAATGTGTCATTCGGAATCGCGGCGATAGCATTACTCATCGCCGTTGCATTAGCGATAGCAGCATATGTATCGTATCGAGTTGAAGAAGCAATTGACCCATCAGCAGCTAAAACATGAACTGAGAATCCGCGAGCTGAAGCTACGGATTTGATTTCACCTTTAAGGTTTTTTATCCCTGTGAAAAAGCCATTCCAACCACATGAGTAGACACGATAATTGAAAACTTGACCAAGATCTTGATTAAGTTGTTTATAACTTGACTCTAAGTTCGAAATTGACTGTGTTGTATTTTGCTGGTTGTCGCTAATTGTTGAGTTAATTTCTTGAAACTTACCGTCAGCAGATAATTTATTACTATCGACCGCAGATTTTAAAGTTACATAATTTTCAGAAATGGATGCAATTTGTTCACCATTCTTTTTAACATCTGCCTTAGTCCCTTCAATTGCGGTTGCATTAGCCTCTAACCCTTTTTCAAGTTCACGAGGATTTTTTCTAAAACCAGTTGCTAATTCACCTTTTTCAATTTGTACTTCACGAATTAAAAAATCAGGTGCAAATCCAATTTGAGCATACAGAATTACATTAATATATTGTAAATCAAAAAGATTAGTGTCAAATGTGTAAGTACATAAAACTTCTTTATCTGTAGAAATATTATTCCAAGTAGTTCCAATTTGATTGTTACTACCTGCAGCATCACGACGGTGAATGATTAGGAGTATTTGTGTTTGAGCAGCCGTCAATGATTTTGCTTTGAAAGACAACGTGTATTTCTGGTTTCCTTCTAAGCCTTCAGCTAAAGTAATCGTCTCAATAAAGCCTTTAAAATATGTTGCTGTATTGGTTGATTTAAAATGCCCCCAAGTAATCCCATTTGAGTCCTTATAAACTTCTAATAAGCTACCTGCTACTGCTGAATTTTGACGCCAATTTGAAGTTTCAAGAGGCTTAGAAAAATCACCATTTTTAATAATATTATCGCCGCCACTAGTTGAAATTGCGGCTTTTATGATTTTACTTTCCTCTGCAATCGCTTGATTAGTCTCTGTTTTTGTATAACGAGTACTATCAAGAGTTGCTGAACTATTGGTCCATAAATCACCAAATTTCTGACGGAATTTAGCTTCAAGAGACTCAGTAGCAGCGGAAATTGCTTTAGTCGTATCAGACTTACTTGAGTAATCAACAAGAATAGAAGACTTAACAATTGTGCTGTCTACATCTGACTCATTTAGAACTGGTGTAATTTTATATGCTTGTGCTTCCCACCAACCCGCATTTCCAGTATGACCTAAAGCAATACCTAACTGAATTTGGGGATATGTATCAGCAACTGAAGTCATGTTGATGACTTTTGAAATAAGAGTCCAAGTTTCATTTGCTGGGATTTCAGCAATTGGAACACTTACACTAGTATAATTTGCTGTTGAAAATACCCCATCATTTTTTGCACGACCAATTGGAATGTAACAAAGACCGTTTGAATCGGAGCTACGACGAACAAAGAAACTCACAATATATGTTCGTGTATTTGGTAGTGATTGTTTATTGTAATTAAAACAGTTGACTGGATTTGAAGTATCCTTTCTGAAAACTGTATTACCACTTTTCCCAGTTGTTGTTGTCTTAAAATACTGAGGCATGTCGTAACCGTAATGGCTATACCACATGTCAGGATTCTTACAATTATAATCGCCTGCCAAAGAATCACTGTCATTTGCCGATTTCAGTGCTTCATCCAATTTAGTGAGTGAAGTATTAAATGCCTTATTTTGAGAGGCTGTAACTTCATCTAATTTTGCATTTGTAGCGTAGTTATTTAGGGCCTGAGTAGTGTTATAAATGTTTTTCTCAACATCACTCATCCCTGCTTCAAGTTTTGATGTTCTTTGAGCAAGGGCACCACTCTCAGTTACATAGGTTTGTTTAAACTCATTTAGATTCGCAGAAACTTGGTCAAATGCCGCATTGAAGTCATAAGGACTAGCAATCCAACTCTCAGTAGTTATTAACTCCCCTTTAACTAATACAGCCCAGTAAACTGTACCAATTGAACCTTGTGCTGCATTTGGCCTATTGAGCATGTAGAAATTGACGTACTTACCTAAACCACTACTGTTTTTAGTAAAAGTAGTTTTACTTACTACTTTCCCATTACTATTTGTAAGTGATTGAACAACCTGCTGTCCACCACCTACATATGCACCTAATGTAGAGTTTGTATCAGCATTATTACGCTTATGTTCTGCACACCATAACAATGTATATTTTGCACCTACCTCCCAATCTTCCCCCATTTTATAAAGTACATGAGGATACGAAACTCCATCATAGGTACCAATTACATTCGAATTAATTAAAAGGTTTGTACCCGCTGGTGCTGATTTACTTAAGTTCGCAGACAAGGTATTCGCCTGTTCAGTAACAGCCTTAATCTGTCCAGCTTGTTCAGTTACTCGAGAATTTGTAGTTTGTAATGCTTCAGTTGAAGCTTTTTTACTTACTTCGGTATTGGTTAATGTTAGATCATTTCTAAGTTTTGAAATATCTATACTTTGAGACGATAAAGTATCGCCATTCTTCTTCACTTCAGCTTGAGTAACTTTAATTGCTTCCGCATTGGCATTTAAAGAGCTTTGAGTATCACGTGGGCTTGGGCTCCAAGCAGTAGCCTTATTGCCTGCTTCGATCTGTAATTTTTGAATCGTTGGAATTCGACCAGAACCATATGTTCCATAAAATTCAATTGTTGATTCGGTAGTACTTCCAGTGTGTACTTTAGGGGATACTGTAACAGCAAATCTTTGAAACTCATTTGCTTTTGTTACAGTAACTGATGTTGTAAAGTAATGAGCAGATCCATTTGAAGAGTAAACTTGTACTGTTCCAGCAACGGGCACACTCACGTCAAAAGAAATAGTAACCGGCTTATCTAAATTTTCGTCATAAAAAGTTTTGAGCTCTTTACTTCGTTCATACATTAAGTATTCACGACTAGTTGATGCTGTTGAGCTTCTTGGCGCTTCTGAATTAGCTACCGCATTAACCCCACCAATTTTAATATTATCTACTGCAGCTGTGATATCAGTAGCCACACGTCCCATGGCGCTATCAAGATCACTCTTTGTAGCTGTTTTCAATAATGCTTGAGCGTTGCTCTGAATACCTGTTTCAGCATTCTGCATTCTTGATTCAAGCTTACTGGTCCGTTCTGCTTCAGCCTCAGTTCTATTAGTAGCAGTTTTGAATAAATCATTTGCGGTTGCTGTTGCATCATTTGCTGAAGCTAAAGAGTTGTTATCTTCAACGATAATGTAGTTAAGCTGACTTATACCTGGTTGAGCTGCATAGTTACCAATAAACATTGGGGCATAAAATTCAGCTTGTGCTGGGAAAGTACGCGGATTATCAATTGTTCCAAGTCCCGTAGCTGCACCTGTAGATTTTCCTTTCAGATAAAGTACAACTTCTTGCCATTCACCTAAATTTGGTTTAATTGCAGACAACAAGTAATTTGATGAGCCCATGTCTGCAGCAAGATTATTTGTAGTTGTTACATACTTAGTTTGATCTGCTGTTTTACATGCAACACCTAAATAAATACTTCCATTTTCACCAGCAACACGACGGAAACGTGCACGCACCCGATAAAGCGTATCTGGATTAATTTTTACTAATTCTTTCCAATGAACCCAAGCTTCATCATTGCCAGCATTATTACCAAGCTCAAGAATATAACCGCCAAATGCATCAGAATCTTGAAGTACTTTAGCTTCACCTGTAGCTCGCCAAGTTGACCAGTCATCAATTCCTTTTGCTGTTACTACTGCCCTCACACCAGTAGTTACTTGAGTTTGAGACTTGAGACTTAATAAATTTTGAGAAAGTGCTTCAGTTGCTTTTACCGCTGTTGTACCAGTTTGCTGCGCTTCGGCTGCATTATCGAAAGCCAGTTTAGCAATATCATCAGTAGTTTTAAGTGAAGAAGAAAGGCCAGATATTTTAGTGTTTGTATTACTTTCTAAGGTAGATACACTTTTTTGGACATCTATAATCTGACCTTGTACCTTCAAATTTTCTTTCGAGATACTTGTATCAAGTTCTGTAAATTTCGTCGTGGTAGACTGTTCAAATTCAGCTAGTGACTCAGTAACTTCTAGAATATTTGAATTAGACTGACGATCTGCTTCTTCGAGAGCTGCTTTTGTTTGGTCGATACGTAATGATAAGGCTTTATCTCCATCAGAAACTGACTGAGTAATTGTCGCTAAATCTGACGTTGTTTTAGTCTTATTTGAATTATAGTCAGTCTTTAGTTCTTCAAGTTTTTTTGCTTCTGAAACAAGTTTCTCATCAACAAGTTTTACAGATGATTCAACCTTTTCGATATATGAGGCATTACCAGTAATTTGATCACGCCATGCTTTAGGAATGGTGTCATTTAGTGCTGTAATGTCCCAGACCTCATAATCAGCAAGGATTACATCAACTGGGCTTGTAGCGCTTGGCAAAGGTGGATTAGTGCCAGCAATAACACGGAAATGCCCATGGATAGCTGCTGGTGCATCATAGCCACACTGAACAACAGAGTAATAAACCTCAAACTTGCCTGTACCTTCCTTATTTCCAAGTACTCGTAAATAACCCCCCGTACCTGTAGCATTGCCAACTGGTAATAAATAAGTTCCTTTTGGCATTTTAATAATTTGTTTTATTAAAAAGGTTTTATTAGGCGCAGCTACAAGTGTAGGAACAGTTGGATACCAACCACCACCTAAAGATGCTGTAGATCTTAAAAGCATCTCATGGGTACTATTTACGGGGTTATCCGTAGATTTGGCTTGTCGAGTTAGTGTTGAGCCTGCTGGTACCACATAGGCACTTAATCCCCCATTACCAGAAAGAAACGTCGGATCATCACGTAAAGGTTTACCAAGTGATTGCATCCGCGCTAACTCATTAGCACTTAATAAACTTGCATTTGTTGTGTCTAAACTGGCCTGTATTTGGTCAGTTTTTTCAGCCACAGATTTGGTAAGGTCAACTACAGTTCGTTCAACACTATTAATGGCAGCTTTGTTATCACCAATTTGAGATTGCGCAATACTAATTTGTTCAGTAATTGCTTTGTCTTGAGCTGCACGAGTTTTAGATTCTTCTGAAATTAAGGCGTTTGATTTACCCAATTCGTTTTGCATTTCAGCAAACTTAAGCTCAAAACTTTGAGTTAAAGCCTCTTTATCATTTGCACGTGCTTCAGCTTCAGCTAGAAAACCAGAATCGACTTTCTTATCAAGCTCAACATACTGGGCTGCAAATTCATCTACTTTTTTAACTGCAGCTTCAGTTTTGCTAACTATTGGTTCAATTTTTTGATTAATGAGGGTATTAGTTTCTTCACCTAATGCTAATTTAGCATCATCAATCATTTGACCAGCTTTAACTAAGTTTTGATCAATATCTTGTTTTAAAGCGGCCTTAGTTTGATCAATAACAATTAGAGTGTCAGCTGCTTGCTTTTGACGGTCTAGAACTTCTTGATCAGCAACTTTTTTCGCGTTTTCTGCGACCAAGCGAATTTCATCAGAATCACTTCTAACATCAGCAATAATAGAATCCGTTTCTCTCTTGATGAAACCAATTTTGTCATCGAGTTCTTTCTCAGCGCGGATAGCCCGCTGTTGAGCATCAGCTACCAACGCTTCGTTTGCCTGAATTGATTGATCAATACGTTGATTGGCTTCATCCAAACGAATATTTGCATCATTTGCATGCTGTTCAACAATCAGTTTGGTATCGACAATTTCTTGATCAATATAAGCCCGAATTTCATCAACTTTATTTTGTGCAATCTGACCTACTTCTTTTACTTGGTCATGTATTTTTTGCACCTCTTCATCAATGTGATTAATACCTTCTTCAAGCAATTTATAGGCATCAGAATCTTTAATATTATCAATTAACTCTTCTACTTCTTTTATTTTTTCATCAATTTCTTGGCTTATCTGATCTTTGTTTTCATCAATTTTTTCGCCTTGTTCTTTTAAGTCTTCTTTTAAACTCTCTAACTTATCAAGAGCGTCTTTAAATGCACCCTCAATAGCTTTAGGATCAATAGGCACACCTGCTACAGTAAGCGTTGTACCAACGGCCATACTGCCTGCAACAGAACTATTACCTGCAACTGAAGTATTACCTACTACAGTGCTATTTCCCGTTAATGTACTATTACCAGTTTGTTGTGTATTAGCTTGCACATTCATCAACGGCGTTTTAATAGATACAGTTGTGCCAGAATCTACTTTTAAATTTTCTTTAGAAATAAATTCAATATTGTCTTGTCGAATACGGCGCACACCTACAATTGCGCCGTCTCCGTGACTGACATAACTATGGATTACTGGACGTTCTTCATTGCCGTTTTCAAAGAAGACATAGACGTCTTCCCCATCCACAATTTGTATTTCTGTATCTAAATCACTATCACCGACTGGATAGGCAAAAGTTGCCGTAATGCCTTCACTAGCGCCATCAGTTAAACCATGAATGTGTACTTGTGCAGTACGACCTTTTGCGTTGTAACTTAAAATCTTTGCACGTTTATAACCATTCATATATTTGACCTACAAATTAGCAATCCAGAACTTTGATGAAGTCCCCATTGATCCCCCGATTGCGCCTGTATCTATATGATGTGCAGCTGTTAAAACGACATACTTCTTACTATCAATTTCGAATATATCGCCCGCATTCCAATTCAAATTTAGCGGCCTGATTATGGTTCCCCGCAAGATCAAAACTTTTTCCAAGTTTTTAACTTGTCGGGCATCTAAACCAGCTCTTTGCGTAACAGTGTGGCCTGGGGTTATTGAGTCATCACCAACAACCGTTGAACCGTTATTCTCCACGGTCACGAAAGATGATTTTTGCATCAGTTCCAAAGGTTTACTGGATATCCAAACGACACTGCTAGGATCTAGTTTTGTGACTGGTTCCTTTTTGAAGAAAGAATCAATTTTTTGAGCTGACACCTTATTGTTTTGAAAACAAATGACTGCCGCTTCTTGCTGCAGATAATGAGCCAAACGTTGTGTAGGCAAGCTTCCCTTTAGGCAAACGAATTTTGGCAAAGGTAAATCACCACCTAGACTGATAGTTGCTCCACAAGCTCTTATTACTGAATTAAAGGAGGTTTCATTACTAATAACAGCTTGCTTTGAATTTTCGATAAGTCTTTTACAGCCAGCCAAAATGCCAATACAAGAGATACCACCTACACGTCGATCTTGTTTAATAGTCTGAGTTTTTAGAGGGGTGACTTTAATAAGTTCAAAAGGATGAGATATGTCATTTACAGTAAGTTGCTCCTCTTCTTTTAAAAGGGAATCTAATTCAGTGGTTGATTGAACTGTAAACTCAATAGAGGCTGGAATAGGTATGAGATCAGTTCTTAAAGTTGCACTAATAAGCTCAGAAGCTGGAATAATTTTTCCAGCAGATACTATGGTGATTTGCATTAACGGTTCCCCATGTTAAAACTCATCGGGACCATTAAAAATGCAAGTTTTGGCAAAGCTTCTTTCTTCTCATTATAGTTTTGCTGAGCTTCTGAGACTGAAAGCCCGTAACTTTCTACTCCAAGTCCACGGGTAGCTTCAACTAATCGAGCTTGCAAAAGATCACAATGAGCTTTTACTAAAGGCAATATGATTACGTACTCATCGCCATTAAGTTCAATGGATTCATTCAGTTCAATACTGGTAATTGCCTTTGTTTGACAATCTAATGTCGCCCAACCCGCATAAGATTTTGTCTCTTCAATAAATGCCTTAACGATATCCTCAAGCAAAATTGAGTAACCAGTTAATTGATATTCTTTATAGAGTTCTTCTGAAAGTTGCTGGATAGAACCAGCAACTACAGCATACCCTTCTGATTCAGGTAATAACTTCATAGCCATTACCCAAATAGATTGCCCAGTTGACGACCAACGCCTTGCACAGCATTTGTAAGATTAGTTGCTTGTTGAGCAGTATTGATCACTTGCTGAACTCGATTAACAAGCTCAGCTGTACCATCAATTTCTTTTTTACCTGGCTGAATACTACCGTTGGTACCAATGTTTGCGAAACTACCAAAGTAGTTGTAATCAATTGGGCAAGAAACTGTCATTACTTGTGATCTGCTATCAGAATCGTATTCAGCTGATTCAAAACGAATAGCACAGTTTTCAAGTGCATATGAGCGGGTAAAACTTCCTAATCGGCCATCGTAGTAATCACCATGGATGATTCCACCACTAGCTACGACATATTCAGCTAATAGTTGATCATGCCCAGCTTCAGTTACTAGGATTTGAAGGTTGCCTGTGTAATGGGTTTTCGGCGGACCAGCAACAATTCCAGTAAAGCCACCCGCATATTGAACTTCTGCTGGATCTTCATTACTCACAATCGGCCGTGGGCAACTTTTAAATAAAAAGCGAAGGTCTTCCATGCCACGAGGAACAAACATCCCCTGACACGCTAATAAGGGTGAACCAAGTTGCTGTAGAGCAATGTAATCTTGTTTAAGCTGATTTAGTAAAATCGGATTAGATTGTTGCATAATTTTGATGCTCAAAAGGCAGATTTATGCAACAAGATTAATGATGTTTTTGCTATTGGTTTTTAATCAGTTCCATTTTAGAAAACTGACTTTATAATAATAAAAAACCCGCAAAAGCGGGCTATATCACATCTGTTTATAGATAACATCTCGCCTATCTACATCAAGAACAAGAACTACGACTACATCATCCTTGACTTGATATAAAAGGCGGTATCCTGCTGTTTTCAGTTTAATCTTATATAGATCAACTGATCCTCTCAGCTTATTCTTCGGTATCTTAGGGTTATCTAGGATTGCTTCCAGCTTACGGATAAACTGCTCAGCGATTTGTGGGTTAAGTTTGTCAAACTTTTTAAGAGCTGTTTTTGAGAACTCTAGCTCGTAACTCATTAATAGATACCTTCACAGTTTCGTCAGTATCAACTTGCTCGGCTAGTTTAATTAGTTCCTGATCTTCAATTAGATCCATCATGCGTTCATACATTGCTGCCGGAACACAGTAGAATTCTGGATTATTTCTATTCAGAATAGCTACTGCTTCGCCAAAAGCATTTTGTACAACTGCTGTAGGATTCTTTTTTAATTCAGAAACACTAGCCACAAATCGACTATGGATTATGTGGTTCATGACGTTTCCCATTTGATGTGTCCTACATCAATTTGTAGCCAATTGATTAGAACCGTCCTCAAGAAGTTAAGTTTGCTACAGGGTTAACTCAATATAAACAATTTGAAGACCTGTTTCAAGACCTGTTTAACAACCACTTAATAGGTCTTAATAAAAAAGCCACCCTAAAAGGTAGCTTTTTAAATCTGCTTTTATCCAATATTTGGTGGTACTCTCAGAATCTGTACCGAAGGCACCCCCCGATCTAGCGCATCTTGGACACAACGATAATCAGGGTTATTTGGTTCATAACCGAGTTCACCACGAATATTTCCTTTATGGATCGTCATAGGTGCATCAAAACGCCCACGCATAAAACGGCCAATGATAATCGTGTCGGTTAATGATTGATTTGTTTTTGTTTCAGTTTTATCAGTTTTTTTCTGATATTGAATACCTGGCGCTTCACCTAAGATTTGAGTTGTATTCATGCTTATTTCCTGAATTGAATGGATGGTAGGTAAAGCCATAAAATGACTTTAACTAATAGCAATTAGTAAATACCTAAACGTTTACCTTTATTGAATGAACGCAAACGCTTGCGAATTGCATTCGCCGTGAAAGCATGAAGACGAGCTTTTTTCATACCAGCTTTTTGAGCTGATGTTAAACGCACCTTTTGACCTGGTAATCGTTTATTCACAACTGTTTTAACCCCTTGTCGAATCGCAAGAACTCCACGGTAATGAACTTTTCGACCATTCACTTTACGTTGGCTAAACGCTCCATTTCGAGCTTTAATTTTTTTAGCCATTGAGTCGAAACCTTCTTCAGTTTCATCTGCCTCACCGAAAAGAAATTCTCGTACCAGTTCTTCGAGTTCTGGACCTTCATCAGGCGTATTAGCGAGAACAATATTTGCTGCTGCTTCTAATGCAGCGTCAGCAACTTCTGTATCTTCGCTAAAGATTTCTTCAATATCTGTAGCATCAACACCAAATGTTAAGAAAGCATCTGAAAGTGAGGCCATGAGAGCATTTTCATAGGTGCCTTCATCATCATCTGCACTATCTAACGCATCAACAATTAACGCATCCAAATAATCAACGGCGAGCTCACCTTCTTCTAGATTGCCTTCGCTGATTGTATCTACAGTATCTGCAAGGATATCTAAAGCAATCTGTCGAATTTGCTCAATCACTGACTGTTGTTCACGGTCAGTACTTGATACTTTACTTACGACTACTGAAATATTCTCAGCTGCTGAATCGAATGCACGTAAAGCTAAAGGTTTATTTGTGGTTGGGCCAAATGGATTCATCTTGAAAGATCCTTAAAATTATTTAACTAAAACGTCTTCATCAAAAATTGCGGCACGCGTTGTACCAACAACACCATGGGCTAAATAGAGGCGTACCCGCTCATAAGGAAAGTCATTATCAGGTACTAAACTGAACTCAAAAGGTTTCCCCCCCAGCTCTTCAGCAGGTTGTAACCAACCAGTTGTTTCGCTAGATGCTCCTTCTAAAAATTCTTTGATATCGTCACCAGCTTTTTTGATGTAGTCAGGTGTTGCTTGGAACATATAAGTTCTAAGAATTTCGATACATTTATTTGTAACCCGTGCCGATATTTCGGCTGCAGGAACTAAGCGCAAAGCACTATTTTTACTTTGGTATTGGGTTAACACATCACTTAATACAAATAATGTAGTTTCGAACTTAACTGGGCGAACCACATTTACTTTAGCCTTAGCCAACATTTCCTGAATTTGCTCATCTTCAAGATCATTACCTGGCATCTGGCTTAAGTTTTTTGCTGTAAATGGATAATCTTTCCACGCCACAGCATTTTTTAACGGCGCAAAACCTTGTTTATTCAATTTCGCATTGCGTAATAATTTATCGCCGATGTAATGGCCCAAATAGTAAGCTGGTACCTTACGCCCTCTAAGGGTGACAGCATCTGAAGGGCGGCAAAGGTTCGGACTCCAAATGAATTGAACAAACTGTGATTGAGCATCTACGCTTGTAGCAAATTGGGCTGCCTGTTCAGCAGTAAAGGTTGGGTTGATTTCAGCATCTAAAGGAATACGTAATTTTGTAGCTGCACGTTGTGCCGCAACATAAATTGGTAAATCATGTGGATTAGGCAAAGTCAGATATGCTGGTGTAGTTAACTGACTTGTCAGGATTTTATATAGTTCATCTGGATTAAATGAAGGTAATGCTTCATCTTCTAAGGCCAATGTTTTTGAAGCTCGACCTAAACTATTAGATTCGTTATATGCAGTTGATTTGAGAATTGCTTGTAGCGCATCAATGCCCAGTGATAAATCAAATTTCTCGAAGTATTCTTTAGCATCAGCTACTGCAACAATTGAAGCAGAATTTTCAATGTCACCATCTACTAATCCTTGTACAGTAACAATTTGATCACCAGTTACCGCATCACGTATTTCCAAGCGCATAGAAATATCTGCAGGTCCACGTGGGCTAGTTACTTTCGCAAAAAAGGCCACATTGATTTCTGCATTTGCAAGATAACTGTGAGTATCAAATTCCAATTTGAGTGATGGGCTGGCCCCTGCTACAAGGGATAGCTCACCTGTACTTGATAGAGCAAGTATATTCATTACATTACACGCCCAAGGCTATTTGTTTTAAGTATTTTGAGCTGTGGGCTTATTTAATTTTCTGGCTAGTTCCAATGTAAAAAAACCACTCGGAAGTGGTTTTTAAAATAATCAAATTCTTATACCGTTCCATCTGGTTCAGAGGGTTCTTGCGGCTCAGAAGGTACAACTTGAAGTACATTACCTTTCAAGCTATTAATTTGATCTAGGTTATCTAGCAATTGTTTATGAGCTTCGTCACCGATCAAAGTGAATGTGACCTTTTGACCAGCCTGTACCAAAACTTGTGTAAATGGTTCGGTAATGTCACTTAAACCGTTATTTTGAAGTGTAATACTTCGTTCAGTTGGTTGATCACCTACTGCATCCATAATTGGATTCGTGCCATCAATAATGAAGATAGTCATCTTGTTACTCAACAGTTAGATTCTTACCAAGCCCCTTCAACTGACGTAAGTTTTCCAGTACTTGATGTTTAAATGTTTGGTTATGACACGTAATACTTGCTGTTTTACCTGCCTCAATAGCAACACGTGATAACGGTTCTAAAACTGTTGAAAATCCGTTATTAGTTACTTTGATAACTAGCGGATCCACGCTACTCCCACCTGACACTGTTAACAAATCCGTAATGGGAGTATTAACTTTAGAAGTATCAGTTTCTTTAAGGGCATGATTCGTTTCCTTCCCCACAACATCACCAGGGTTACCACCCTTTGAATCTAGATCGTTTGAAGGTTTGACAGAATCATTCGATGTTACAGTTGCATTTCCATTTTCTTGAGTATTGGACTCTTCATTATCTGGATCACTATTATTCATTTCAGAAGTTTTAGCAGTTTCATCATCGGGATTGCCTTTATCAGGGCTTTGACCACTTAACAAGTCACCTTGATCTGAAGTATTGTTCTCATCAGATTGGGTATTCTGTATTTCTGTAGTTTTATTGGTTTTATTACGTGTGTTTTTTGGTTTAGTAGTCGCTTGTTCGTCAGTTGAAACTATTTTTTCATCAGTGTTTTGAGTTGCTGCAGCCATGAGATTATCCTTTCAATAAATAAGGGAAAAGGCGCATCGAAATGCGCCTTACTCTGTATTACTTACGATTTTTTAAGAGATGGCATATTGATACAGTGAATGACATAGCTTTGGTCAGCGTATCGATCCAATGGGTTCATTTCTGCAGCTTGAGAGCCAATTAAAGTAAGTACTGATTCACGTGCATCTGGGCGTGTTTCAATAACTGAGAGTGGCGTTTGAATAAACCCAACAAACGGCGCTCGAATTGGCTCATTACCACGGCCTACTAAAAGCATATCAAATGCTGTATCAGCTTCAGCTACAAGCTCTTGAGCTGATGGCGCATGATAAACGTTGGTACCATCTGCAAGTGTACCAATACGAACAATTTGACCATATCCAGCAGAGTACCCAGTTTTTGTTGGCATCTTATCGCTAGATAATTGGTTAAAGAATACTGCACCACTATCCCCAACATACAAATCGTAAGCTACAGTAGAGCCACCAGTACGCTGATTAATATCCATTTTTGCAGCAGAAATAAACTTCATTACTTCGCCAAACAGATCGCCAGTCGTATTAAAGGCAGCTGCCAATTTACCAGTCACACCACGAGAAGCATCAAAAGTAATTTCATGGCCTGAGTATTCAGCCAAATCTTTTGCTTCACCTAAAAGACGGACCGTTTGTTCCAAGAAAACTTTACCCTGAATAATTGCCAAAGCTTGACCTAAGAAGCCAAGTTTGAGTTCATTATTCAACTGAGTCTGCAATAAAGTTGCTGCGGTAACTTGTGCCATAATTGGTGAAGCCACCAAATTTTCATATTCAGGTTCAAAATCAACACCTACAGGCGTCATTAAGAAGTTACCGTTACCATCACGCGCATCAAAATCAGCTACGAGATGAACTTCAACTTTAGCACCAGCTGGTAAAGCTTCATTTAAGGTCACGCTAATTTTGCTAGCAGAAAGGTCAATTTCACTACCAACAACACGATACTCTAGGCCGTTTACAAATACGTTTTTTTCAGCAATAGCAGATATCTTGCCTGAAAATTTTGATTTACTGCGGTTTCGAGTATGCGCAACTTCTTTACCGTTGATTTTGATTGATACATTACCAGCAATAAACGGCAGTAATTTCGCATTTACATCTGGCGTTTTAGCTTTGAAATCATCATAACCAGTTCGGGCTGTTACAGAATATGTCGCACCCCCACCCCCATTTGACAAGGCAAAACGGAAACGGCCCTCTACATAAGGCTTAGAGGCATTTGCACCATCTAGGTACTCTGATTTTTTCATTGCACCAAAATCACGATTGGTGACAAAACGAATAGATACTAGCGGAACTTCATTTGAACCATTCGAGTTGGGAATCATAGCAACGATAGGTGTTGCATAAGCGATAACGTTGGCGATAGTAGCAACTGTAATCGCTGGTACGATACTTACAGATTCATGATGCTGGTGATTTACATCATCAAAACCAGATTCATTAATACTATCGTAATAGCTAATGGTCTCAGCAGGCAAAGCTGCTGCTTGTTTTGCACCATTTAAACCAGCTGTTAAGGCAGCTGCAATGATTGAAGGGTGTGGTAAATCACCACCGTGACGTGCTTGATATTGTGAAACACCGAACATCACACCTTTATCAACATCAGCAGCATGTTCAATGCCAATAGAATCAAAAATAGCTTTTAATACTTCAGGGTATTCTTCTACCGCTGTTTGCGCACTGTCAAAACCATTTTCAAACTCATCAGTACTTTTAAAATAGTAGTTTTGGCACTGAGTCGTAGCAATTTGTTGAGCCTCATACTTTTTACGAATTTCGTCTGATAACACAGTCATTTTAAACCAGCCTTTGGCTTTCTATGTAAGATGAAGAAAGGATGGCATGTCTAATTTTATACAAAGGAGGTTAGTTCCAATTTTTTAATAAAATAAATCTTGAAAAATTTTATTGAATCTCAATAAAGAACTAGAGTTAAGTTAAATATAAAAATTAAACTTTGTTTTTAATTTCAACTCATTTCATTACATTAAAAATTTTTAAATTTAAAGGTAGATAAAATGATAATAGATATTTATCGTTCTAAGAGTAATTCTGAAAAGTTTCTTTCTGTTCTTAAAGATACAGACATTACAACATTATCAATTCCTGATAATGATTATATTGAACTGACTTTATTTAAATCGAATAAAACTATTGAGGCCGACATGCCTTTAATTGCGATGGATCCTTCAAATATTATTGATCAAATCAATTCCAAAGGTTATGCATTACATGGCGCTGCTGTGAAGATGGAAACTGGGCTAGTTAAATAATTCGAGAGAGCCCTATTAAAAATAGGGCTTTTCTTTAGCCGCTTACACCACTAGAAACATATATTTCCACACTATCACCTGCTTTCACTTTATAACGGAGCTTATCCCAGCAATGTTGTCTAAATGGTTCAGTATCTGGTGCAGCAGCTGTTAAAGAAAGAATAGGTACCCAGTGTGAATCATTTTGCGGATCTGCATTTGGAACATTACTTCCGAAAAAATCCACTTCTGCCCCGTTCCCGATCACCTGGTAATTGAAAATTGCAGAAGTACATTGCTCAGCTATTTCAATATCCCCTGTCTTCTTCCCTTTTTCATTAAAAACTAAATAACTCATTAACTCTCTCCATCACCATTAGGTGAAATAAACAAATCATCTCTACGGTTTAAAACATACTTACTGCCAAAATCTGCCATGAGGCTAAAACCAGTAATATTCACAATCTCAAACCACAACATAAGATTTTCATAAATCATTAAACCTAAAAGATCCCCTTCTTTAAGAATCATGTCGGGAATGTTGATTATTCTTTCCAATACATCTTCCAACTCATCATTAAATGGCTCTACTTGTGCAGTTAGCACCAAATCTGAGGGGTTATTCATTGAGAAATTCTTTTGAATATGACCACCATTAAATTTATCGAAATGAACATAAGCAGCGCCCTTATATTCATACTTGTAGTTAGGTTCGTCTTGAATCGATAAAGTGTTTGCTTCAAAAGAAAGTGGATCTAATGGTTTTGAATCTTCAGCTGGATTATTGAAAATCACTTCTTTACGCCAAACTTGTGCTGGAATACTTGCTAATGCATTCATAACAACACGTCTCGCTGCTAAACGGCGTCCATTGGCAACTTGATTTACTGATCTATTTAGCATTTTTACCTAAACCTTTCATGAAGACATTTAACATGCTCTGATCAATAGCACCTGACTTATGCAATGCTTGAATTCTTTCAATTTGACTGGCTCTAACAGTTTCTGATTCAAAACGTTTGAGGGTTTTCAATTCGCGTTCTAAGAGCTTTTTCGCAACTTTATTTGCTCTACGCATCATTTCCTTTTCAGCTTTTTGAATATTTGCTTTGATTGGTTTTACTGAACCACTCATCACATCTTTTACTTGTTCGTTAATCGAATTCTGTATCTGCTTATCAGTTTGCTTATATCGAGCACCAACTTGTTTCTGACGGTCTTTCTCTACTTCCTTTTTAAGATATGCAATGCCTGAGGGGGAATTAATCCACTTAACAACACGCAAAACATGCTTACAAGCTACACCAGATAAATGAGGATTACGTATTTTCGGGAAACCGCCCTCATCACGTCCTAAGTTGTAGCCCCCTATAGTTGCCATATAGCGGTACCAGAACGTATGTCGCTCGCAATCACACTGAAATTTGATTTTGCCTTTAGCTAAGCGGTTTTTAACAGTAGTTAATGCTTGTTTATCGATATCAAAAACGACTGATTTAAAGTTTGAGAACTCAATTTCTACGTGATGATTTAAAACTTTACTTTTAGGACCAGCATTAGTGAGTAAGTGCACTAAGCCAGCTTTTCTACTAACTGGTACCGCCAAATAGATTTGCTCATTTGCTCGATCAATATCATCTTGTCGGCTTAAATTAATAATGTTTTGAGGGGTAATGCCTTTACTATACTGATCTTTTAAAAGCTGAATGTTTTCTTGAAAAGCCAATATATCATCACGGGTAATACGCCGTGGCACCTCTCCGTTTTGCTGACCTAACGTAGTAAATAGAACTCTCTCTACATCATACTTTTCGCCTTTTGCAATATCATGTGGCCGCAAGAACATAGGCTTAGGGATCTTTCGTCCCCAATCATCATATTCAATTTCCTTTTCGGCAAATGCCCGCTGTTCTCTATCTGCACGCTGGCGACTCTGTTGATCTCTACGAACTCCACCATTTTGCAAAGATTGGTTTAATTGCAGCTGGGCACGGCGTAAATCATCTGGCTTGAATGCTGACATATTAATTATCCTGCAAGTATTCTTTTTGAAGTCTTAAAATATCAACGAGTCTTGGAAATGCTACCTTTTGTAGTGGTAGCTTTTCCCAAATGCCGTTGGCACCACAGGCCACTAAAACCGCATCAATATGATTACTTGAACCATAAAGCTTGTAGCTTAAGAGTGATGGATCTTGCGATTCATCCTCCTTAATCTCCCAAACGATTAGATTCTGAATATTATTCTGTTGAAGATTTCGGTGAATTAAGTCTCTAATAGCATTTCGATAATCATTTCTCATACTGTTTCACCTATTTAAGCTTTAACAGTACTTACACGCGCAAAGCCACCAATACCCGCTTTACCGCTGTTGCCGTTACTTTCAGTAGTGTGACCAGCTTCGCCGACAACTAAAGTCATGTATTGAGTTTTTTCGGTTGAATTAGAATATCGGCAAATGAGTAAACCACCACTTGCACCACCACCACCAAGTGCCCAGCCGTCATCTCCTACACCATTAGCACCATCCCCACCTGCACCCCAGTTTGATATTGGACTTACAGATGCACCGCCCATGTGATTCAATTGGTTTGCAGCTGTACCAGCAATACCTAATTTTCTTGAAAGCTCTGTAATACTAGATGTGATAGTAATTGTTCCAGCTAAACCGCCAGCACCATTTGAGAAAGCACTACCATTCGACCACTGACCACTTGTACCGCCTTTACCCCCACCAACAACCGCCAAATCGAGCTCATTTAAACGTAGGCGTGTATCTGTACCATTGGTCCCATGTGCCAATGCTCCTAACTCCCATACACTGCCACCACCAGCACCGCCAGCACCCACTAAAATGAATTCTTTTTGTTCTTTTGGTTGAATTGGAATGATATAAACACCTGGTACTGTGTAATCGCCGTTTCCATCGTTTAGTGTTTCTGCAGCTACCTGAACAACGGACCAATTCACTGCACCAGCATATCCAATACGGTTTTGACCTGAGCGCTCCCAAACTTCATATGAGAACCCTTTTTCCGCACGTGTAAGCTTCCATGCTTCATGTGAGCTTTCGGGCGTTAGAAGGATTGCATACTTTGAATCACGTAAATCTGTAACTTTGCCACCTAATTCAATTGTTGCAGTGCTACCAATATTTACACCTGCTCCAATCAATTTTGGATATTGAGCATCTAAGTTTTTCTTAAAATCGATTAGCTGCTGTAATAAGTTTTTGGAACCAAGATCTAGATCATCAATCTGATGTTGTAAATCATCGTCTTTGGCTTTTACGTCCTTCTCAAATGCATATTGGGGGTGAGGATCCTCATGCTGATTGTGTTCAGTCATAAGTTTACGGATTAATGCAGCGTATTGTGGGTGTGGGTCTTCATCTGCACTATGCTGATTCATCAACATCACAGCAATTGGTGTGTTTGGATCAATCTTGATAGTTACGTTTTTTAAATTAACGTCAGTTAAAACAAATCCGAATGTAACAATGGCTACTACGTTTGCATGTAAAGACATGATTGATTGAGCTTCTGTAGTTGAAGCTACAGCAAGCAAAGTGCCATCTGATAGGTATATACCCATCTCAAACACTTCCATTGTTAAAGTTGGCTCAATACTCATCACAAAACGCAAAGTGCCTGTTTCAGTATCTACACCACCACCGTTAAGAGAAAATCTGGCTAATTCATTTTTAAGTGAAGTTAAGTTCTTTGCTTCAACTGATGCATCAAATTTACTAGTACCTACAGCAAGATGTGTCAGCTCCCCACCAAAACTAGCGACATCACCCACTTTATTTAATGCATTCCGACCTGCGTCAGTTAAAAAGAAGTTAATAGCCATAACCCACCCATAAGATTTATTGATCTATGGTAGTTATGGCTTCATGCAGTATTACTGGTCAGTTCCACTAGATTGATCATTATCTTTTTCAGCTGCATCTCTTAAAGCATTGAATCTTGACTTACGTTCTGCCTGTTCTCGGCCTTCCGGGGTATCATCTGTAACATTGACTGTTTCATAAGCTTCTGTGTAATGAACGTTCTCAAGGAATAAGAAGGCAAAAGCATCACCCAAATCTGGCGACTTAATTCCCATTCGTTTCATTTCATCTTTACTCAAGATTTTGTAACGTGCAAAGTCATCAAAACGGTATGGAACGTGAATTAATTGGTCTTTAATTTTCACGTTGTGTTTCTTCGTTTTCATTTTAAAACGACCACTAGCGATTGCTCGAGCTAAGCCCACATAAGCTAACGACCTTTTATTCGTAAACTCTTTTCTATTGTCATTACTAAAACATTGTGAGCCCCAATAAACAGGAACGTAGAAAATACCTTGCTTTTTAAGATACTGGCCTAAACCTTTACCTGCCCCGTTGTCATCTACTACCAAGTTAGCATTTGGATACTGTAAAAGTAGCTCATTAATCTTTGCGAATAGTTCTAAGATATCATCTCTGTTTTTGCACAAAGGTATATCTACAACCTCTACACGGCGTGCACGTTCTCCCCATTGGGATTCACTCCAAACTTTAGAAACAACAATTACAGAATCGTCTCGGCCAACACCACCACCAACGTCTACCGTAATGACATAACCAAATTGATGATCCTCAAAAATACTCGCGCCAACATACATTTCTTCTGTTTGACGTTTAGTAATTAAGAACTCATCAGATAAGTCTGGGAATTCACCTAGAACACGGATCTTATACTGAGCATCTTCTCGGCTTCCATACTTTTGCCGTTGTTCTTCTAAAGATTGCTTACTAACAAGTGGTGACTCTTCCCCGTTAAATGTGAGTGCAATCCAAACACCCCCAGCTCGATGACTTAACTTGTGATGAGTCTCATAGAACATACCCGCATTACGGGTAGGTTGCGACGTCATTACAGCACGGTTGTCTTCGTGAGTTAATGCACCAAACGCTACATCAAGTACAGCATCATCTACACCGCTGGCCTCATCGACCCAGACCATATAGTTGTCGCCGTGGTTACCAGCTAAGTTCGTGGGTTGATGTTTTGGTGCTGTCTTAGCAAAGACATACCATTTTTCTTTGTAGCCTTTGATGTAAACGAGTTCAGACTGGTACCCAACATAATCAGCAAGCCAAGCCAAAGGGCCTTGCTTCAATCGTGCTAGATTGATACTGATTTCTTTCCAGACTTGTTTCTTTAACTGCCCAATCTGCGGAGCAGTAAACATCATGATTGATTCATCAAAAAACAAGAGATGCCATAAGGCAACAATACCGGCACTGGCTGTTTTACCAGTGTTATGTAGTACTAAGTCATCTTCACCTAAGAAAAATGGATCTGGATCGAGTACAAAACCGTAATATTTGCCTTCACCAAGCTCGACAACCGATGTGATTTTTAAAGGCTTATGTTCACCATCTATAAGCCTATAAGATGCAAATTGTTCTCTATTTTCTGGCTTTAAGTTCAGGTATTGAGAAACAAGTAATTCAATCTTGTCTCCCTTGGACCAGCCGTTACCATCGTATAAGGCTATTAAGCAAAGGATGTGGGATTTATTGAAGGTATGAGCTTTACCACTCTCATATTCAAACCTGTACATTTCCTGATAGCCGGTTACTGTTTTAATTACCTCTAGTTCTGTTTTACCATCTGCAGCTAGGATCTTGTGATTTAGATTAATCCGCTCAACTGGGATAAAGTCCCCATTGGCTAATTTGATTAATGTCCCTTTACCAAAACAACCGTGACCTGAAGCTACGGATGTACGACTACCATCAAATGCAATAGATTCAAAAAGTAATTCTTGTTGCCATGTAGGTTCGACACCTAATGCTTCTACGGCGAAAGCATAGATGTCGTATCGATAACGTTCACAAAGTTCCCACCATTCGGGAATTTCTTTTAATGGTGCCAAAGCCATACCGTAAAAACACCATTAATTAAAAGATTGAAAAAGGAAGCATTGTTGGATCTACAGCATCTTCTTCAAACTGATTCCCTTCAGTAATTGAAAAGCCTTTAGCAATTTTTGTACTAGCCCAAACTGCTAACAGGATTGCAATGTGGCCGTTGTTTAAGCTGCTGCTATCAAATTCCTGCTGAAGGCCGTTTTTATCGACCTTACGGATTTCAAGTACGTTCTTAGGATTGTACTGGTTTAACTTCGGCTCAATTTCAATTAACTTTGCTCTGTAACGAGCTTGGTAAATTGAAATCACTTCTTCTAAATGCTCTTTAGCATTGAAACTTAATTGCCAGTTCTGTACTTGGTCAGGTGAGTCAGTAACAACAACCGTTTGATCTCTTAAATCACTTGGTACAGGTAAATTTGAATAAACGGCTGTTTTTTGAATAACAAGCTCACCAGTATCTGCAAATGCGGCTCCAATGAGACGAAATGGTTGATCAGAAAACCCAGCAACACGGCTGTCTATACGAATAATTCCAGACATTACATGTATCCTTAGCGCCGTTTGCGTTCTATCTTGGTTTGGCATTCAATGCAGAATTTCACGCCACCTAAAGCACGGCGGCGCTCTGGTATTTCTTCACCACATTCAACACATTCTTTTTCAGATTCGCCGTCAAAACGGCATCGATTTGCGATTTCTTGCTGCAATAAATAATCAGCACTTTCTTGTGCCTTATCGATTAAGTCAGTCATCTATACGCTCAACTGTAATTTCACCTGTTTCTCTATCACCCTTCACACGCTGGTGCTCGAGTGATGTGTACTGATCAGCTTGCACTACAACTTTGTCGTTGATTGCGGGCTGTTCCGTTGCTGAGCCATCAGGTTCATAGCCATTACCTGTGTTTTGGTCGAATGGACCACCGAAACCAATGACGTTAGGTGTATAACCCACGAGCTGAATATCTACAGTTGAGATAGAAAGATTGATTGCTTCGCTTGGGACTGGTGATGGAAAAAGTTCATTTTCAAAAACAGTGAATGTTGAATTAACTACATGATCATTCCATTGCTGAAATGGCACATTAAAACGACGGTTATCATTGCTAGACATGTACGCGCAAAATTGCCCAATGACTGAACGTAGATCGTTGGGATTGGTGGCAAAGAAAGCGATTTGAGCTCTTACAGTTGTGGGTACAAGACGTACTTTTACCCGCTTCTCATCAATGACCGTTTCAACAAAATCTGGTACTGGCAGTAATTGATTAACATCAGGAGGTTGATCTGTTAACGCTGTTGCAGTGAGCATTACGGGTAAAAGTACTTTCGACACTTCATCATGCTTTTGGCTTTTTCTGTATTCAGATAGCATTGCTTCTGAATCGTCCATCATCCGTGAGGGACATGCTTTTATAGCATTGCCAATAGATCTCAATTTCCAGTCAGCCGTTAATTGTGTCTCTGGCATATACGAAGCACGAAAATTGACAAGCTGCTTATACCAAGCGTTTTGGATGCATTTAAGCGAATCGTTGGGATAATTCATTATTACCCCCATACACTAAAGATATTGCCAAAAGACTTTTTCGGCTTTTTAACTTTCTCTTTTACGTTTGGATTGTCCAAACTTTGAATGATTTGTTCAGCTTGTTGTTGTACTGAATCAAAACTCTTCACAGGATTGACCATACCCGTATAGAGTTCTTTTTTTCGTTCTTCTCTAAGTTGTTGTACGCGTTTTTGCTTATCAACTACTTCTGATAATTCACCGACTAAGCCCTGAGCATTACCCAATTCATTTAAAAGGTGAATCTGACTATTGATATTGTCGTAGGTCTGCAAGATTTGATCTTCAAGCAATTGAGCAATAACAATTTCAGATGGTGTTAACTGTGAAATATCAGTTGCACTATCAAAACAAGAAACAACACTTTCAGGCTCTTCAGGTATGAATAAATCGTCAAATAACTGACCATCCCCAACATTACTTGCAAAGTTAGGCAATAGGGCAAAATCGAATCCAAAAAATCCAGTTGGAATTAAGCGGCCACCAACATTTTTATAATTTACAGCTGTACTAAAGCCACCCGCTTGGGCTTTATACTGCTGTAAGGCAACCTCACCTGGTTCGTTTTCATAGAATTCTTCACGGTGTTCAACTGTACCATCTTTGAATGCACGTAATTCAATCGTTTTAAATGCACTAGCAAGATATACCAATTTCCCCTTAATAATGACGGTTTCTGGCGGTACCATCCCGAAACGCTGCCGGATTTGATGACCGTAATAACCTTGCAATGAGTTAGTAGCAACCATTTCTTGAACATAGTCACTATTAATCAGGTTGATCATTGCATCAACATCGACATTACTTCGATCAACACCAGTATATTTACGGCACCGATCATGTAAGTTGTAAGAGAGAACTTTTGTCTTTCTATTTTTGCTAGCCATAAAAAAGCCCCAATGCTGTGATTGAGGCTATTGTTTCAGTTGTTCTATAGTTGAAATTTAATCAGTTCCAGATCAAATCTTTTTATCAAACTCAATCAATTCCAATAGTTTGTCATGTTGTTTATCTTCAATAGTTGCATCAAAGATGTATCCACTTTTAAGTGAGATAAAAACATCATAAAAGCTCTCATAAACCATGCTGCCTCTATGATCACTTTTGGAGACTTGCATACAATCCATTTCAGATAAATCAATTAATTGAGAACAACCACGCTTTCGACAAAAGATATTTAATCGCATACTTCATCCATTTACTTAGCAAGAGTGTCTTCAACACCACGAGCACGGCGCTCAGCTGTACGCTTATTAAATTCTTCTAGCGCACTTTCCATGTAAATAATGGCTTGTTTGTTGAACTCACTTGGGAACTTTTCATCCAAGGTTTTAGTACGATGAATAAGCACTTTTAGCAATGCTTCACTGGTCACCCCATTCACACCGTGTGAGTGAATTGGGCCATCTTGAAAATGAAGGCTGATTTCAAAATCTTTTGCATTTGGAGTTTCAGGTTTTGCTGAAATCTTATAGTAATGGCCTTGAGCATAAGCTGTAATGCCCTTAACCACTTCCCCATTTACAACTTTATCAATTTCTTGTGGTTCTAATTCTTGGTTTGCATATCCTAAGAAATGATCAATTAATAAGTTATCTCCTTGACCATTGATAGGTTCTGCGATTCCTACTAAAACATTTTCTTGAGCTTGTTGCATATAAAAAAGTCCTGAACTAATGAACAGGACTATGAAATCATTTTGTATTTGAGCGCTAACTCAACAGTTCCAAAATATAATTGTTAATCAGAGTATTCATACTTTAATAATTTCCCTGATTCATCCTTAAATATATTAAGAAATATAACTTGGCTATTATTTTTTGTCTGAATACGGATTTTATAATGGTTATGCGCAGGTAAACTAGGCGAACCAGAAAACCTACCTTTAGAAACAATACTATAGCTTTCAACCTCTCCGTAATCCTTCTTTAATTTAGAGTCATCAGAAAGTATTTTTTCAATGTATTTAGTGTCTTCATCACTCTTCATTGCTTTATCTAGTACTGGCTCAACTAAAAGGGCAATTAATAAACCTATTACAGCAAAAATTATAAATTTTTTCATGTTAACTACCAACTAGACTCGTGCTTACTCAACAATTTCATTGTAATTTAATGAAATTATAAACCTCATAAGGCTTAGCTGCTATTGCCGCTGCAAAGCTTGTGGAACCTAAATCTCTATCAAATGCCATTGAGTAAACTTTAACAACAATATTAGCTGGTACCAAACGCCGTAATATAGGTGACAGCTCTACCACTTCATTTGCATCAACTGTTTTATCTAAAACAATTCTAATCCGACTAGTTAAGAAGTAATTTGGCTTCTCAATATCAGACAAATAGGTAGGATATTCTTTTAGCTTTTCCAAGCTATGCCATAGTCGAATAATCTGATAATGATCTTTCCCCCAAAGCATACGCAAAACAAACTCTAAAAAAGCCAATCCTCTTTTATTACCCATACTACTCCAATTGGCATAGATAATTCGCATTAACGTATCAGAGGTGTTATTACGCCTTAAAACAACGAGCCCATTTTGTTTAGAGAACCGTTCTATAACTGTTTTACTGCCGATATGCGGGCATCCGTAATCTAGTAAGTCTTGTATAGACTGCTCAAAGTTCTGGGCAAATACTTGCTTAAAAGCCTTGGAAAGCACCGTTTCTAAGCCAGCATTAACATAGTGTTCATCAATAGGACGTGTAAAGTTTATAGGGTCCATGTTGCCCCCGAAATATCAGCTGTACGCTCCATATTTACTACAATACTGTCCTTTGTGATGTAAACCCATTCATTAGGCTTATTAATCTCATTTGAAAGTTTAATGGAGAAATCGCTCATCCGGTCTTGGAAAGCGACGATATTGTCATTTATGAGCTTTGACATTTCTTGACTATTAAAACCATTCACTAACCAACGGCTTGAGCTAAGTGCTTCACGGCCATAGCGCTCAACTAGTAATTCAATAATCTGGGTTTTGACCATATCGGTATTATGTACTGAGGCTAATGTGCCAGTGATTACTATTGGTAATGGCTTTTCTACTACTTCATGTACATTAACCTTACCTTCATACAAGTTATCGCAAAAACCTATATATCGACAGATATCTTGTTCTAAGACAGCTTGTTCTGCTGGATTCTTCGCAACCACCACAAGATTTAAATGATTAATGTCACGGTATGTGATTGCAAAGTGTTGCTCTTGAAGCGTTTCATTCCAAACAGAAATAAAATGAGCCCGCTTCATGAATTTTTTACGAACCACATAGTCAAAGTTACCGAGAAATACCGCATCTTCATCGTAAAGTGATGGATAGCTTGATAATAAACGCAATTCCGATACAGCTAACGGATCTACCCCCTCTCTAATCAATCCACCAGCTTTAAAACGCACTGATACCCGCTGTTCATCATTAGTAAGTACATCAAGTAAAGCAGCATCCTTTAAACGATTTGCATCAACCTCACCGTAAGTCTCAAGGACACCAATTGTGACCGTTTCATTGGCTTGTAGGGTTCGACCTGCTCTCTCAGAATCACCGAATTCAATAAATAATCTTCTAAGATTATCTGTAGTGACCGTAACAGCAAATTCACCAGGCTCAACATTCATCCAGCGTGGCTTAATTACATAGTTATTATTGCCCTGCTTAATGGAAATATTTGCAAGTGAAAGATCCTCTAAAAGATCTATTCGATATTTATGAAACCCTTCAGTTACTGGTACCACATACTTTATTTCACGATATTCACTTTGTTCTGCAATTACTTCCGCCGTTTCACCAGCTTTAACTGTAATTGATTGAAGTAACCGCCATACTCTACCGCCGCTATGGTCTTCAATCATTCGCCCTTGGCTTAAGCTAACAGCATTTGTTGACCGATTTATGATTTCTACTAAGTGTTGGCACGGCGTTCCGATTGGCAAGATGCCTTTATTAGTAGCATCCGCAATAATTGAGCGGTCACGTGTTTTTGTGAATGGTTCAATTGAAGCAATATCGATTTCTGGACCAAATGCAGTTAAAAAACTAGCCATAGAACGCAGCTGGTGAACGACTAGTGGATCTTGAGCTTTGTAACGTTCCTGAATCTCATAATCATCTATCGCTGCTTGTAGCTGAGCTTCAAAATTAGCTTGCGTTAATGTCATATGTCTCACCTGTTACTGGTTTACTTAGTCGTTCTGCTACTTGGTTTAGATCAATAGGCACATTCATGATGTTTAGATAAATATGGACAGTCTCAAAGCCTTCTGTTTTTGAGTAAAGCGCTAATTGATCAGAATTAAGCTCAGATAATAAAGGCAGATCCTTCTTCATCTTAATTAGAAAGCTATCTGCAACCCTTGCATCGAGTGGAGCCATAAGCAAATCGTAAAGAGGTGCACCAAAATCAGACCCATACTTTCCATTGACAGGATGATTAAGCCAATAATCAACCATGTCTAAAATTGACTTAGCTGTGATCATTAGGTAGTTGCTCTATTGCTAAAAATAGTCAAAAGCTTTAGTAAAATTGCAGTGCCAATTTGATAAGTAGAAAAAATAGAAAAATAGATAAGAAAGATCCAAAGCGAAACGCTTAATGCATCAAAGTAGCAAGCAACGTAATAGATTCGCCAATCAACTAAAATAATTGTGATCAGTACGCATGCCATGCAAGCGAAGTACATCCATCTTATTTCTTTAAATAAAAGGTTAATTGGAATTTGGCGAAATTGTTTTATTGATGCCGCTTTATTTTTGCCATTCCACCCCGTTATGAAATAAAGATACGCAGAAAATGCAAGAATTAAGACAATATCTATACCGATTTGAATTTGCATGGTACTACCCTTAATTTGGATTTTTATAAGAGTAGTTGTTTGAACCTCCTCAATATTTATAAGGTTCCAAAACAAAAAAGACCGCTATTTAGCAGTCTTTTAAAAAATAAAACAATTAATTCATTTTCATCATTTGGGCATAAGCATCACGTTTGTTTTGACGCAATGATTCTATCTCGGACTTCGTCAGCTGTTTTACGAGAGTTGAGGACATACTTTGCTTCCCACTCTGTGAGCTTTTCGAAATCGTACCCGTAAATCGATTTCCACCATGCTTCGAGATTGCCATATACATCCCTCAATTGCTGAAGAGTTTCTTTACTTAGAGCTAATTGTGATGAGTATTGTTTACCCGTCAGTGCATATGCTCCAATTACTTTATTCGACCCAGTGGCTTCAATATGGCCTTTCAATGCCGCAAAAGTACCACCTTGTGTCTGGGTATCATCAACAATAATAACACATTTATCATTGTCGATTCCGCCGTCAAATGCTGGGGGATTAGCTAGTCTATGCCACCCATCACCACCAGTTCTTGATACTTTAATAGCTTGAACTATATTTGTATCTACTTCAAGCCCTAGTTTCTTTGCAATAACAGCCGAAGTAGCTAAAGGGATCATATTACGCCCTACAGCCTCTTCAGCATGAACCGGCACAATAATTGTATCCCGATCATCAATTATTTTTTTTAGTGCATCAATTGCTTCATCAGAAACTAAATCTTTAGCTAATTCATAAGCACTTTCAACATCCCCAGCCTTAGCTGCTTCATACTTAGGGTGAGAAGTAGCATCCCCTAATCCACGGTCAATAACCGTTTTAGGAAATTTCCCCCAATCAGTGCGATATAACTTCATATTTTTAAATAAGTTTGAAGTGTGATTAGTAGGAGATTTTACACTAAATTTACCGTTAGCATCTCTTGGATGTTCATTTTCGTCCCAGTTAACACTATCAAAAGCTTCATCAATGACACTACTGAACTTTCCCAATTCGGATTGACCAGCCTCCGTAATAGAACTGATACCAAGTTGCTGTTTGGCTAGTTCAATTTTTTCCAAAAGTTGGTCCCGTTGCGCCGTTTGTTTTGCTAAATCTTCATCAAGCTTTTGCTCTTGTTCTTCAACTTCTTTAGCCTTTTGATCTACTGAAGTACGGCGTGGAGGTAAACGCACTTTTTCGCGCTTGTTTTGGGCTTGAATTTTTGATTGTGCTTCACGAATAAGCTTTGCCACACCTTTTACGGCATTATCAAAAGTAGGCTTATAGTCATCACTGAAATCACCAGACAAGACGACAACTTTATCGTTAATTTCTGCCTTTGTTACATCCGCTAAAGCACGTACATAAAGCGTAAGAGTTGCGCCACCTGAAAAGAAAAAAGTTACTGGTAAAACACTGACCCCAGCTACTCGTTTAATTTTAAGAAACTCTGGTGTAACAATAGTTTGGCCTGTTGCTTTTTCTAAAGCTGATTGGATCTTTTTAATATATGGAGTCGTAGCTGTTACAGCTGCAAGATTAAGAGTACCCATGAAAAATAACCTCATATAAATGAGGCTATTTTGATATTCCCTAACCTAACAAAATGAGAAAGGTTCCATCCAAGTTTCAAAGCGTTGCACTTATTAAAAAATAAACTACACATATCATCTAATTAAATGATACAACTGAATAATAGGCCACAAAGAATGGCTGAAACATCACTAATTTATTTATATGGAAGTTTTAAATGTATTTTGTTTATGAAGGTCAAGAGGTTCACCTTGACCCAAATAAGATTCAACAATTTGGCAATGACTTGGTTTATGCAGATACCCTGCTCTGTAATACAAATGATTTAATTGTTCGGAAACACAAAGGTCAAGATTTATCAATTTCTACTAAAAAATTTACTCCCTTTTTCAATGCAACTTTTCCTCAAATGAATGTTCAAATTCAATGGCTAAATATTCAAAGGACTGCTGAATTAAACACGTTAATTGATATCGATAATTCTCTTGTTAGTAATAAGAACGATAAGATTCCATTGACGCTTGCTCAACAGAAAGTTCTTAATGTAAAGAATCCTAAAACTTTTGATTTTCGCTATGAAAGGGATGTGATTATTAAAAATCTGTCTAATGCTGTACGAAATTTTGTTAGATAAGTTAAGAAAGCCAGCAAAATAGCTGGTTTTTTTATCCTTTCCAATTTTTATTGATATGAATAGATTTATCAGAAAAGTTAAATGATTAGAAACTGTCCATTAAAAGAACAGGTTAATAAAAAGTTTATGATGAAATCTTCTTTTTCCTTTTATATGGTGATACAAGTAATTATCAAGCTTCATAGAAAGCAAGAATTCCATCACAATATTATTTAGGATTTCAAAATGACATTTGAATATCAAGGGCAAGAATATACACTTGATCCAAATAAAGTTAAGCAAAATGGTCCAAGTTACATATATGAAGATGTATTACTTTGTGATGATAACAATATTATGGAATTTGACTATCAAGACTCAGTAATTGTGATTACTACTAAACAGTTTCATGAATTTCAAAATACTAACTATCCTGATCACAGAGTGAGACCTCAGTTGATTACCTCAAAACAAGCTGCTGTTATAGGTTTTTTAAATAGAGTTGATTCAAAATTATCAAGTACCTCAAGAAATATTGTTACTTTAGAGGCAAATGAGCAATTAGTTTTGGGTTTTAAAGATCCTAAAAATGTAAAAATTTCTTATCCGAGGGATCAAATAGTAGAGAAGCTATCTAACGCAATACGACCATTTATAGAATTAAACAGGCCAGCTATTTAGTTGGCTTTCTTTTTCCTTTTCAGTTATATCTATCCTTTATAGAAGGCAGCCTATTCAATTCATGTTTAAAGTTTTTATTTCTTGAAAATATATTAAACTTCTAACAATATCTTCAGTAAATTGAAGTTTTGGAAATTATGCATGCTACAAATTTCTACAGGTAAATTATTTTCTAGAGATATTGGGTATAGAAATAATTTAAAAGGAATTATTTATACGAATTTAAGATTATTTCGAGATGATAAAATCCAAACAAAAGCAGGCTCAATATTTTTCGTTGAAAATGCAAGTGGTCCAAATACTGTTATCTATGAAATAGAAGAGCTGATGGAAGGAAGTGAAATTGGAGCCGGAAGTGTAATTTCTAATGGGATCAGTTCTTTAATTTTAGACTTTGCAGCCATTCTTTCTTTTGCTTTAAATTGTACTGCTTCACCTAGCCATTCACTAACAGAAAGATTATTAAGCGATCAACAAGGTGTATCTACACATAGATCACCAAATAAAATGATTAAAACTGTTTTTGACAAAAATATTTTATGCCACGAAGAAAATAAAAAATTTTTTATCAATTTTACAAATCACTTAATTGGCCTAGAACGAAAAACATATTTAGGTGTAATGAGCTCAATTCGAACATATGTAACAGGTATCCATCGAATTGCTGATGATTTTGAACTAGCCTACACTCTTCTGGTTGCTTCAATTGAATCTCTTGCACAAAATTTCGATGGTCATCAATCAACTTGGGAAGATTACGATCAGAATAAAAAGAAGATAATAGACGAAGCATTAAATGGATGTGAAACAGATATTGCTTTAAAAGTTAGAGAGGCAATTTTAAGTATAGAACATACTTCCTTACGAAAAAGGTTCCAAGCATTTGCTCTTGAACATATTTCGCAATCTTATTTCCGAGATGAAGCTGATTCTGCACTTAATCCAATTGCTAAATTGGATTTGCCAACAGCTCTTTCAAATGCATATCAAGCTAGATCAAAATACGTTCACAATTTAAAAAAATTACCCAAAATGTTAACTCTAGCTGAATATTCTGAATTTTGTGTAATTGAAGATAAAAAATGGTTAACTCTTCAAGGTTTATCAAGACTTGCTAGACATGTAATTATTGAATTCGTAATGAAGCAAAAAATCATTGAAAAAGAACCATATAATTATTCATTAGAACGAACTAATATTTTTCAAGTGCATTTAGCACCTCAATATTGGATTGCTGTACCTGACTTTAGTGAAGGTGCGGGAGTTCAAAAGTTAGAAGGCTTTTTTTCTCAACTAAAAGAATGCTTAACAAATGTTCCTAATGCAAGTGTAACTGACTTAACGAGCGTTTTAGATGAGTTCGAATTAAAAATTGATACATTAAAACAAGCAGATAAAAATGCTTTTCTTACCCTCTACATTATTTATTACGCATATTTAAATAAAACATATGAAAATAGTGTTGACCGCATAAAAAAAGTTAGGAGATTTATTAAGAAACATGAAGTGAAAATATCTAATCCTTGTGTAGAGGGTCTTATTGTTAATACTTTGCTAACACATCCTATTAAATGGGATATTGAAGCCCACGATAAATATTTCAAACAATATTTTAGAGATAGGGATAAAAAATCAAAAATAAGATGTCCAGATATTTTTGAATCAGGCATGATTCTTCAATTAGCTGAACGTTATAGAGAAAACGGGAATGAAATAAAAGCACTTGAATTAATTGAAATGGCAGTTGAAAACCTTCCATCACATAAGGGATTACGCAACTTTGAAAAAGAATATAAAGAAATGCCAAGAGCAATTGACAGTAAAGAAATTCTATTTCCAGAAATTGAAGAAATAACCGCTTAGTTTTTGATAATATTTAAGTTATCTATTTTTTGAGAAAACTAAATCAAGTACGAGGTGTATTATTTAGGTCATTTACAATCATATATGGCCTTATCCAATCACACAAAAAAAGGGATTGAATGGTTCAATCCCTTTAATTTTCTTTAACAAAATATATTATAAACAACCAGGTTCATTACCTGATCTACACTCTTGCATGTCTTGAATTTCTTTAATTCGAGTTTCTGTCTTTTCCACCAGACATGCATTATGTACAAATGGATATAAAGAGCCCTTTACAACAGGTGAAGACTGAAATTGGCAATCTTTTTCCTTATATTGAATCCATGCTCTTTGTGCATCCTTCAATTGAAGTTTTTCAGTTGAATTAAGCTCTTTCATATAGTTGTTATAAACGCTATTTATTTTCTGATTTGCAGAATTCAAAACATTCGAAGAACAACTATTTAAAGCATTCTGATTGGGTAAATTTGAGCATTTTTCTATACCAGCAAATGAAACTGAACAAGTAATAGAGCTCAATATTAATAAAGTAATTCTCATGAATTTATACATCTAGTTGGTACTCTTTTAAATTATTTATATCTATCTTCTGCACATGCTAACCAATTCAAATCAGCCCCTGCAGCATTCTGGTGATGTGTGCTGAAAAAACAGGAGGTTTTAACTTGGTAAACTAAACACACTCATCAGGAGTTTACCATGAGCAAGAAACACAAGACTTACACCACAGAATTTAAAGCTGAAGCCATCAAATTAATTGAAGCCAATCAAGGCAATGTCTCGGAAACAGCTAGACAACTTAGCATTTCAATGCAAACTCTTTCAAATTGGAATACCAAAGCAAAGGCTGGAACTTTAGCAGGTACAAAACAGTATTCACCTGATCTAAACGCTCTACTCGAAGAAAATAAAAAACTCAAACAACAGCTCAAAATAGCTGAAATGGAACGTGAATTTTTAAAAAAGGCAGCAGCGTACTTTGCCAAAGAAAGTCAGTAAGGTACGCCTATATGAAACAAAAAAGATATTCTTTTCCAATTACCTTAATGGCTCGATTACTTCATGTTTCAGTTTCATGTTTTTATGATTGGCTCAAGAGAGGCGTGAGCAAAAGAACGATTCAACGAAATCAACAGACGATATTGGTGAAAATAGCCCATGAGGAGACAAGGCAGAGCTATGGTTATATTCGATTAACCAAATACTTACAAGCTCAGGGCATAAAAATGAGTATGTACGCTGTACGTCAGATAAAAGCGCTGAACCACCTGTATTGTAAGCGACACAAGCGTTTTAAAAGGACTACGAATAGTGACCATAATCGAGCGATCTATGAAAACCTGCTGGAGCAACAATTCTCAATGACTAGACCAAATCAAGCATGGTCTGATATACGCTGAATTATCAGGAGACTTTCCCTTGGGAGATTCTAGGCAGCCAACTTATAAAAGTCTTCGGCCATTTGATTTGGTGTCTTAAAACCCAAACCCTTTTGAATTCTTCGATGATTATAAAATAATTCAATGTATTTTATAATATCTGCTTTGGCTTCTTCTCTGGTTTGATAGTTGTAATGATGCACTAACTCATTTTTCAGTATTCCCCAAAAGCTTTCAATCGGTGCATTATCGTAACAGTCTCCGCGCTTGCTCATTGAACCTTGAAAACCATATTGCTCAAGTATATTTCGATATTCATGGCTGCAATATTGACTTCCTCTGTCTGAATGCACAATCAGTTCTTTGGTTGGTTTTTGATTGTGAATAGCCATATTTAGCGCATTACAAACAAGCTGTGCTGTCATGCGCTCATTTAAGCTATAGCCAACCACTTGTTTCGTGTAAAGGTCTTTTACCGCTGCTAAGTACAGCCATCCTTCAACAGTCCATATGTACGTAATATCACTTGACCATGCTTGATTTGGTCTAGTCATTGAGAATTGTTGCTCCAGCAGGTTTTCATAGATCGCTCGATTATGGTCACTATTCGTAGTCCTTTTAAAACGCTTGTGTCGCTTACAATACAGGTGGTTCAGCGCTTTTATCTGACGTACAGCGTACATACTCATTTTTATGCCCTGAGCTTGTAAGTATTTGGTTAATCGAATATAACCATAGCTCTGCCTTGTCTCCTCATGGGCTATTTTCACCAATATCGTCTGTTGATTTCGTTGAATCGTTCTTTTGCTCACGCCTCTCTTGAGCCAATCATAAAAACATGAAACTGAAACATGAAGTAATCGAGCCATTAAGGTAATTGGAAAAGAATATCTTTTTTGTTTCATATAGGCGTACCTTACTGACTTTCTTTGGCAAAGTACGCTGCTGCCTTTTTTAAAAATTCACGTTCCATTTCAGCTATTTTGAGCTGTTGTTTGAGTTTTTTATTTTCTTCGAGTAGAGCGTTTAGATCAGGTGAATACTGTTTTGTACCTGCTAAAGTTCCAGCCTTTGCTTTGGTATTCCAATTTGAAAGAGTTTGCATTGAAATGCTAAGTTGTCTAGCTGTTTCCGAGACATTGCCTTGATTGGCTTCAATTAATTTGATGGCTTCAGCTTTAAATTCTGTGGTGTAAGTCTTGTGTTTCTTGCTCATGGTAAACTCCTGATGAGTGTGTTTAGTTTACCAAGTTAAAACCTCCTGTTTTTTCAGCACACATCAGTCAAGTGATATTACGTACATATGGACTGTTGAAGGATGGCTGTACTTAGCAGCGGTAAAAGACCTTTACACGAAACAAGTGGTTGGCTATAGCTTAAATGAGCGCATGACAGCACAGCTTGTTTGTAATGCGCTAAATATGGCTATTCACAATCAAAAACCAACCAAAGAACTGATTGTGCATTCAGACAGAGGAAGTCAATATTGCAGCCATGAATATCGAAATATACTTGAGCAATATGGTTTTCAAGGTTCAATGAGCAAGCGCGGAGACTGTTACGATAATGCACCGATTGAAAGCTTTTGGGGAATACTGAAAAATGAGTTAGTGCATCATTACAACTATCAAACCAGAGAAGAAGCCAAAGCAGATATTATAAAATACATTGAATTATTTTATAATCATCGAAGAATTCAAAAGGGTTTGGGTTTTAAGACACCAAATCAAATGGCCGAAGACTTTTATAAGTTGGCTGCCTAGAATCTCCCAAGGGAAAGTCTCCTGATAATTCAGCGTATATCATGGTTTTCTGAGCCCCAACACCATCCGCCATTTTTAATTTCGCCATATAAACTATCTCTTGCTTCACAACTTTCAATAGTTTTAGGGTCATCACCCGAACCACCACGGCATGAATCATTGAGCTTTTCATATTGGAGAATTTTGTCTTGAATGATATTAGGAATTTCAGAAGATTGTTTTTTTAAATAATCGTTAATACCTTGTATTGATAGTTCACCAGCTTGATAGAAATGAACATATATAATTGGTAACTCTTCAATTTGATTAGTTGTAGGGTTTGTATAAGTAAATACATCTGACGGCGCTACAGTGCCCTTAAATGCAATTATGTCGCCTTCTATAACCCTTGCTGGTAGCTTTGGATCAAAAACTAATACAACTAAATTACCGTCGAAATTAGCTTTATTAGCCAATACCCCATATAAACCAGCTTTTTGATTTATTAATGGCCGTGAAGATGCTAAAGCTAAAGTGTGATTATCAACCTTCTGAATTGAGTCAATGCTTGCTGCACCAATTAGCTTTGTACCTACAGCATAATCATGAAACCTTATTCCTCTATATGTTTTCTCATCATTAATCAAAATACTTTGATTAAGGAAATCAGATTCCTTTAAAGACGAAAAATTATAGGCTGCTTCAGCTTTAACGGGTTCTTGTATTGCTGTATTAGAACCTTCAGCTGGTTGATCAATATTTTTATTGCACCCAGCTAAAGTAAGCATCGTAAATAATACCGATAAATTTAAAGCTCTAAGAGTCATTAATTAGCTAACCTTCTTTGTTTCCCATCCCTATTCCACCTGTTAAGGCATGAGCTAGGAATCTATCATTTACATTCTGACCGATATTACCATTATTACCATTAACAACAACGACTTCCTGCGGATTTGGAGAATTAAGTGGCTGTTTAAAGGCTGAAACTTTAGTAATTGGACTACTCTTAAGATTAGTTACTGTTGAAATAGAATCCCGTTTTGCATAAGGGATATGTGCTGTTTTTGAGCTTAAAACACCCGTAAGCTTTTTGCTTGTTTGGTTATAAATATTTTCGGTTTTTGGCTCAACCTTCGAAATGCTGTTCACAGCTTTAGTATTTACATCATTTTTTGCTTTAGATTTTTCATCTTCAATATTCGTGGTCAGTAAAGATCTTTTACTCGCATCCACATGAATATTTTGAGCTATTGATGAACGTTTTCTAGCTTCAGCCTCTACAGCTGCTGGACGCTCGTAATAGCGTGAAACAATAGCTCCTGCTTGATTTGCAGTTGTAGTTTGTCTTAATTTTTTGCCTGCAGATGACTCATTGTTATTTAACTCCCAATTTACAAAAGCTAATTGTTCTTGATATGAAGACTGGCGAATGTCTTTACCAAATTTTTTCTTAAATTTTGCTTGTCTATCAGGATGCCATTGACCAATACCAAAAGCTTTACCGCTATCACCGATAGCTTTATGTTTAAAGCCACTTTCAGCTTCTAGGTTCGCCACTATTCCAGCGGCTTGTTCAGGTGACCAACTCCCACCTTCCTTACTGGTAAAAAACTTTAATGCCTCATCCCTAGCAGCGGAATGATTGACTGGTTGTGCAATAGTTGCTCCATATTGCGCTACATTAGCATTTGCACCAAAGCCCGGCTTATAAACGCCTTGGCCGATTCCCCATGTTGGAACGCCATCATGGAATGGATTAAATCGGTTAAATTTATCCTTAATGAAATCTAATGTATCGCCAGCAGTATCTTTAACTCCGTCTACAACTTTTGAAGCAGTACCTTTCGCCTGATCAAAAGCATTAGATGCATAACTTACAAATCCTTTCCAAGCAGTATTAATAATACCTGGTACATCAGCAGCAATTAATGAATCCGTCCACTCTTTAAAATACGGCGCAACTGCGGTACCAAGCTTATTACCTATCCAAGAACCAGCCATACCACCAATCAAAGTACCAGCTGGGCCTAATAATGAACCGACAGTCCCACCAATTACTCCGCCTGCAAGACTACCAACAGTACCGCCCTTTTCTTGTGAGCTTTGTTCATTCCAATCTAACAATGATGCACCAGCAGCCAGTGCACCAATTACGGGTAGACCACGGCCAAACTTGAGAAGTTTACCCAAGCCCTTTCCTAATTTCCCTACACCTTTCTTACCTTTGCCTAGAGCACCGCCTAACAGCCCACTACCAGCTGAAAGGGCTGTAGTAAGTAATTTCCCTATAGAGCCAAGCAAACCGCCTTTAGACGCTAAATTATCAGCTATACGCTGCAATAGTTTTATTTGCTTGCGGTTATGATTTTCTTGTTCTCGCGGTAATGGTTCATTCCGTTTTCTACTACGCAAAAAACCTGTTAAGGGTCGCATGGCTAAACCAGCAGCACGGCGTACAGGTGAAAGTAAGTGACCGATCTCATTGATTGCATCAACTGTAGGATCAACACCTTGTGGTGAGTTCGGCATCACACCTTTTACCGCCGTGGTAATAGTTTGTGCAACTTTGCTAATAGCGGATTGGTTTTTAACATCCTCTTGAGTAGAAACAAAACGCCCTTTCTCATCACGTTCAGGTGTTGATGAGCTTACGATCTTACCCAAATCTTCATGACTATTAATTTCTATAGCTGGCTTTTGTACCTTTGGTTGGTTGATTCGTTCTTTATTTGCTGAATTAAGGTCACTAACTGATTGCTCTAATACATCAGCAAAGTCTTTCACAAACTTGTCGGCTACAACAAAAGACTGCGTGATAGGATTTGCTTTTTCTTTTAATAAATCTTCAAAGTCTAAAGCTGGTCTATTATTGACAGCATTAAGCATCTTTTGAAATTCTGTCAGTTTTGGCTGAGGTTTAGAAAACTGTGCTTTTTGCTCTTCAAAGCTTTGAGTAAGAATTTCGATAATCTTTTCAATATTTGAATCAATCGTACTTACTTTTTTTTCAACTCGTTTCATACCAATAATGAAGCCAAGTTCATCATAAGATAAAACTGGATTATTGTGATTTGAATCTGTCATAAAAAATGCCCCATACTGATATAGGGCATTTTGGATAATTTTTTTCAATAAAAAGCTATTAAGTTCCTATTGTTATAATTCTTAGACAGGCCATCTAACCTCTAATTTAAGAGAGATTGAGGAATGAGTAGCATTTGCTTGGTATCCATCTTCTTTCAATTGACGTACAGCTGCTTCCATTTCTAGAATAGAGGTTGAATTAATTTGATATAGCAAAACTACATAACCGTTCTTAAGATTAGCCTTAACTGTTTGATAAACCTGATCGAGGATATAATCTTTATCAAACTGGGTTGAACTATTTGCTAAGTTAGATGCTTCAGCTGCATTGATTCGATTTGAAGACATTTGCATGATTCCTATAAATCTTAAAGTTAATGATTATTTCTAATATAGACATGCACTACCCAAAACACGGGAACTTTTTTTAAAATAAATAATCATGTGATTAATTATCATACAAAAAAGCCCACCACTAAGGCAGGCTTAACTAATAATTTAAAGCTTAAAAAGTTACTCTTCTTTTAGCCTTTTTAGGAAAACTTCTACTAAAAAACGAACAATAACATAAGGAACTAAAAGTACAGTCAGTTGCGTAAGAATGAAGCACAAGCCACTCAAAATTTGTAAAACATTATTGAAAGGGTCCAAACCGGCCGCTTCAACAAACAGCATCGATATAGGATTGATGAAAATCAAATAGGGCTTCATTATTAACATCAAAATTACCATGTAAGCCACAGCAATTCCGGAAACAAATAATGCAACTTCAACGCGTTGCATAACACTAAGATTTTGAAACGATTTTGTTGTCATTATACCCTCTCAATTTAATTCAATTTTTTTGCTTTCATCATAAAGCTTAGCTAGTCTATTGAAATCGCTTCTTGTAATGTAGTCAACATAGATATCGCTACCAACATAAGATAAAGCTGAACTAACAACGACTCCATTTTTTTTAGATAAGTCTGACATTTCGTTTCGGAAGGCTTCAGCTTGGGGATTGCCGTAACTCTCATCATATACAAGATCGAGTTTCTTTGCGTCCGCATGAGTAATTGGTTTACTCATGTAGCTATGAAATGAGAAACCGCTAATGATAGCTAAGCCAATTAAAATAACACCGAATCCACTTCCTGTAGTGTTATGAAACTTATTAAAACGAATCAACAAAATGCCTACGATGGCAATAACCACCAAAAAAGCATATAAAAACCATGGGTTAATACCAAAAAAATAAGGATTCAAGAATTATTCTCCCACATTAGATGTCTTGAATTAAGTTGTTTGATGAAATAAAAATTGTTGTACATATCAAGTAAATAGTATATTCATTAATCAACTATATTCCAGTGCTTTTCAACTTATTCTTGCACATCTTCTGGTTCTACTTCACCAGCTTCGACAAGGGCTAGCTTACGCATAAATGCCTCTTCTTTTTTCTTCTTCATATTTGCTTTGGCAATCGCCATGCGCTCTTCAGCACCGGAAATAACAGAACTGCGCCGTGCTTGAACTTCCGACTGGTCTTTCAAATCATCAACGTCAAGGCCCCAAAATAATGCTTCTGTTCTTGCTATGTTTGAAATACTAATACTTTGCTTAACGTTCAAATCTACGACCTGACTGATTAAACCCATCTTGAACTTGACCAATGCTAATTCATCTTCAGTTGGGTTGTTTAAATTCAGTACTTCATCTCGTATATGAATAACACTATCAATTGTATCTGTAATTAACTCTCCTAGTTTATGAGCTCTTATACGGTTATTTTTCACAACTAATGCGGACTTTAGATAGTTCTCATTAACTGAAGAGCTACCGCCGTTGCCTTGACCATTATTTTTTGAGTTTTGACTATTAAATTCAGCAATATTTGACGTTTTTTTGACTGAATTTTTACTATTACTTTTTTCTTTATTTTCAGAACCTTGCAACCCTTCTTGACCATTGTTTTTATTGGTCAATTTTTTAATCTCTTTATTGAGTTCTCGAGCAGTCTTCTTGACTAGAGATTTTGCTTTCTTTTTCCATTTCTCAGCAAGTGCTTTACGGCGAACGACAGACGGCGAAGGCATCTCACAACCGAGTTCTTCGCCAACGTGATCAACTAAACCCTGCCATGTAATCTTTGGTGAAGATTCATAGACTTCCTTTAGTCGGTTCCAAATTTCTTCCGAGTATTCAATCTTGCGAGCCATTTTTGTCTATCCATTACTCTGAAAATAGACCTATTTGTTTTACTTCAGCTATAGCTTGTTGCTGTAAAGAAGCTTTACTAAAACGCTTTTTATTTTTAATAAGGTCAATCAATGCCTTTTCCTGTATATCGCTTTCGTCTCGCTGAAAAACATCATCAATAGCCATTTCTAGGTTACGAATCTGTTTAGCTCGATTTTGTTCACATTCACGAACAATAAGCATTAAAGTTTGTAATTCAGGTAATACTCTATCTTGAAAAGACTGATCTTGAGTTAAACACGCCTGAATAAGCTCTTTTGAAGCCGTTAACAACTGTACGGTTAAAGCTTTCGGAAATGACGTTACGTGCTGTGCTGCGGCCATACTTAATTGAAAAGCCATGGCTTGAGTATATTCACTCATCATATCGCCAAGACTATTAAACAAAATACCTGCTACAGAAGCAGTTTTATCTAATTCTGGCTCAACAGTAAATCCAAGTACCCAATCAGAAGAAACACCATATTTTTGACATAGCACAGATAATAATTCTGCATCTGGCATTAATTTACCATTTTCGATTTCACTCATTCGATTCTTGTGAGGTGTACCGAATATCTCTAATGCTACGTCTTCTTGACGTAATTGAGCCATGTCACGCGCCATTGCAAGTTTTCTACCAATGAGTACTCGACGTTGCAAATCGCTCTTTTTCGCCATTTAAATGCTTCTCCCAGCTAACCAATCAAAATCTACAGTTTTAGATAACCAATCAGTTTCATCCGTAAAAACACAAGAAAGCCAGACACAACCGTCTTCACATGGTTCTGCCAACTTAATTTGTTCACTTATGAAAATATTGTCGTCTTTGAATAACAAACCATCACCTTTGACACTATCAATTATTAGTTTGGGATAGTTATCAATATCAAATCGTGGATATGTCTTAGCGCTGTAAGAACGAGTTTTAAGTGGTGGCTGAACAATTAATCGTATTTCACAAAGTTGATCGATAGCTTTTAACTTAAGTGCTCTAAACATAGGTCCATATTGTTTTTGAACCTTGTCCTTATACTTTTTAGCACCTACTGAAAGACTATTTCTTTGCTTTCCGTTCTGATCAATTGTAGCCCGCCAAATCTCGTTAGCGCTTAATCCATAAGGCAATTTGATTGTGATGTATTGCTTACCAGAAATGATAACACCGCCTGTGCTTCCCCTATATATACTATTTTCACCGTCATTTTCTTTTTCTACATGGCACGGGAAAAACACGTGTTTAGATGAACTAGTTTTTTGCTTTTTAGGTTTGTCATTAACTACTGAAACACTGAAATCTTTAAATAGTTCCTGTCTTTTATTGTTAGAAAAGAATTCTGTCCACTGACTGCGTTTTGATCTACTTACCATTTGAATCAATAATTCTGAAAGCACCTAGGTTTCAGAATTATTTGACAAAATTAAATAGTAAGTTTAGGCAAGTTCCAATTCAGATATTAATTTTAAGTAAAAATTTTAAAATTTTGATCTGAACTATAAAAATTATTAAAGCATTGATAAATTACATTACGGTTATAACTGCAAAGCATCTCTATATCATTTTTCTTGTGATCGAGGCTCCAAATAGGCACAACTAAAGATTGACCAAACGCTGTTGTGACTTTAGTGATTTCACCAATATTAACAATTAAGAAAGCATTTTTAGTCAAATTAAAACTAATAGAAAACATTTCATTTTCTGTAAAAGCCGCAGAAAAATCAGTAAAACCTCTATCAGAAAGTAAACATATTTCCGAATCATAGCTATAAAGTCTCATCAATACTGTATGACTTGACTCATCTAATATTGATTCAACAAATAATTCTCCAATTGTTTTTCCATTTATTTCCATAACTATAAGAATAAAAATTGTTTTCAACCAAGTAACAAACTGCTCTCTAGTAACTTTTAATTGAATTAACAAATTATCATCAATCAATGGATTATTGATTTCTAATTTCTCATATTCAGCTAATAAAACAGCATCTACAGGCTTAAGATCAGCGCACTTACCAAATGTATTAATTACTTTTTCAATACTAAAAGGATTTCTAATAAAATTTAATAATTTAGCAAAAACAAGTTTATGTAATAGTTCTTTATCAATGTTCTCTCGATTTTGTAATTTAGTAATTAACTCAGACGTAAGTTTCTCAATATTGTTTTCATATCTTCCAAAAAAAATTTCGAAATTACTTGTTGTTTTATCTGAAAAAAGTTCAAAAGAATACAAATCATTTGCACTTAAATTACTCTCAATTTTTACTCCATTTGGGTCTGTGAGTTTGTATTTTAGTTTCTCCCTATCTTGAAGCTCATATTCAAAAATTCTCCTTTTCTTTTTATCGCGTGTCGGATCAATTGAGTTTAGTTTGATATACGCTGAATTATCAGGAGACTTTCCCTTGGGAGATTCTAGGCAGCCAACTTATAAAAGTCTTCGGCCATTTGATTTGGTGTCTTAAAACCCAAACCCTTTTGAATTCTTCGATGATTATAAAATAATTCAATGTATTTTATAATATCTGCTTTGGCTTCTTCTCTGGTTTGATAGTTGTAATGATGCACTAACTCATTTTTCAGTATTCCCCAAAAGCTTTCAATCGGTGCATTATCGTAACAGTCTCCGCGCTTGCTCATTGAACCTTGAAAACCATATTGCTCAAGTATATTTCGATATTCATGGCTGCAATATTGACTTCCTCTGTCTGAATGCACAATCAGTTCTTTGGTTGGTTTTTGATTGTGAATAGCCATATTTAGCGCATTACAAACAAGCTGTGCTGTCATGCGCTCATTTAAGCTATAGCCAACCACTTGTTTCGTGTAAAGGTCTTTTACCGCTGCTAAGTACAGCCATCCTTCAACAGTCCATATGTACGTAATATCACTTGACCATGCTTGATTTGGTCTAGTCATTGAGAATTGTTGCTCCAGCAGGTTTTCATAGATCGCTCGATTATGGTCACTATTCGTAGTCCTTTTAAAACGCTTGTGTCGCTTACAATACAGGTGGTTCAGCGCTTTTATCTGACGTACAGCGTACATACTCATTTTTATGCCCTGAGCTTGTAAGTATTTGGTTAATCGAATATAACCATAGCTCTGCCTTGTCTCCTCATGGGCTATTTTCACCAATATCGTCTGTTGATTTCGTTGAATCGTTCTTTTGCTCACGCCTCTCTTGAGCCAATCATAAAAACATGAAACTGAAACATGAAGTAATCGAGCCATTAAGGTAATTGGAAAAGAATATCTTTTTTGTTTCATATAGGCGTACCTTACTGACTTTCTTTGGCAAAGTACGCTGCTGCCTTTTTTAAAAATTCACGTTCCATTTCAGCTATTTTGAGCTGTTGTTTGAGTTTTTTATTTTCTTCGAGTAGAGCGTTTAGATCAGGTGAATACTGTTTTGTACCTGCTAAAGTTCCAGCCTTTGCTTTGGTATTCCAATTTGAAAGAGTTTGCATTGAAATGCTAAGTTGTCTAGCTGTTTCCGAGACATTGCCTTGATTGGCTTCAATTAATTTGATGGCTTCAGCTTTAAATTCTGTGGTGTAAGTCTTGTGTTTCTTGCTCATGGTAAACTCCTGATGAGTGTGTTTAGTTTACCAAGTTAAAACCTCCTGTTTTTTCAGCACACATCAGTTTTTGCTCTACTTGAGCAATGTAATGTTGATTATGACGGTTATTCTTAAACATAATTCCCCCTTAAATGAAGATAAAATTTATCATTTCTATATAAATAAAAAAAGTCCGCACCTTGGGGAAGTTGCGGACTATAAACTACAAAAACTAAAGCGTTAACCAGTTCTCATAATTTAATATAAATTAAAAATAATATCAACTTTTCTGAATTATTAATTTTGGCCTCTAATTATTTTTTCAACGATTTGTGAGGCTTCATGAAAATCTATATCAAAACAAATCCAAAACCTTAATCGCTTATCTCCAAGAATATAACTTTGAATGAAATATTCTGACTTCTTCTCTGGATCAATTTCAGCAGCTTTAAATGAATAAACATCTTTCTCAACAACCTGACCGTTGAGATCACCACCTATACAAATTTTCATTATTTTACTCTTTCTATTAATTTTTGATCTTACCATTGATTTTATTGTCACTACTATTGGTAAATTTTTTTACTTCATCCATTCCAACAATTTTAATTTCTTTAGGATTATTCTGGTTAAGAAGTATCAATTTATCATTTGCCTTATCTAAAAACCTCCAATCTTCCTTTGCTGAACTATCTTTAATTGAAACTCTTGGCAAATCTGCTCGGTGTATATTTTTTTGTATATCAGATATGCCTTGAAGAAAAGGAATTACTATAATTAAGAACACGATTGCGATATATTTCACAAAAGGTTTAGAGTTATATAATGTAAAAGTAAAAAATATTCCTAAAAATAGACCAACTGCAAAGAAGAAACTATAAGCATAGCCTTCAGTTATCATTTCGTATATGTAATATAGACATATAGCAATTAAACCTAATCCAAATTTTAAAATATTTCTTTCACCACTTCCCTCAACAAAAACCTTGTCATGAAAGATAAGAATTAAAAAATATATAATTACTAGTTTTAATGCTGAATATGCCAAATCAAAAACATTAAAAAACTGAATTATCCACAAACTATCAAGTAATCTTGTGAAGTAGTATCCTAATTTATAAGAAATACCTATCAAAATAACTGTACTCGTTAAAGTAGCAATTTTTTCTGTTAAAGCAGCCTGTTTGAATTGATCAAGTATTAACATATAAATGTAAACCAAATTTACTTCTTTTATATAGTATACCTATAAAAGAATAAGCTCTTCATAAGAAAAGCTTATTTATAGTTTAAGTGAAAAGATTTACGTCACTTAAGTCCTCCATAAGTTTTGTGGAGTGGCCCATACATCTGTCTTTCCTTCTGCATTGCCATATAAACCTAATTTTGCCATTGAGTTCATGCTATTTCTCCAAAGAGATCTGGCTGCTTATCTTTATTTTTACGCGCCTCGTTTATACGGTCTTCAGCTGTTTGAAAAGTTTTAATATCTTTTTCAATACCGATAAAATTACGTCCAGTATTAATACAGGCTACTCCAGTAGTTCCACTTCCCATTGTGTTATCAAGCACAAGTTCGCCAGGATTTGTGTATGAACGAATCAAGAATTCACAAAGGTCTACAGGTTTTTGGGTATCATGTACTATTGGAAAATCACGACTGAAAATTTGTACAGATCTAGGATATCTTTCAGTAGAGTCATAGTCTTTAATATTCATCTGCTTACCATACAGTGCTGATCCTATATCTTTCCTTTTTGCTGTTTTACGTTTATGCCCGAACGTTTTCTGCGGATTAAACGTAGGAAGCGATTTATAAAAAACAAGAATGTTTTCATGAGCACGTAAGGGTTGTATGTCAGCATTTAAAAAGCCAGTTGCAGCAGGTTTTTCCCAAATCCATTCATATCGGAACAACTTAAGATTAGAGGTAGCTAGTATTGATGTGAATGGTTGTGCAGAAAATAAAACTATCGCGCCATTATGCTTTATTACTCTTTCGTATTGCTCCCAAAGCTGTTTGAATGGAATTACTACATCCCATTTGCAGCATGTAGTTCCATAAGGTAAATCACACAAAATCATGTCTACGGTTCCAGTTTCAACTTCCCGCATTCGTTCTAGACAATCACCGAGCATTAATTGAATTTTATTTTTCATGCCGTTGTCTCGACTATACGTTCTATATCAGCAATCTCTTGTGTGAACTTTAAAACCGCACCTACCTGTACACCAGTAAACACCATGTAAGGAAATTTAATATCTGCATATGTTGGTACTACTTTATCAATGCGATGTCCTGCCTCAATTTCCTCTTTAGTAGCGTGATTTACTTGAAAACTAAGTACATTACATACACCGTCTTTCATACCGTGACAGTTAAACCCTTTGGCCTTTAGAAAGTCTCCATGACCAATACCAATTACTGTAAGGATGTCATCACATAAAAGAGTTGTAATTTTATCCCCTACTTTAAAATCACGTGGCATTGGTTTGTTAAGCAATGCCCAAATATTTCTCTGTTGACGCTGGCGTTGTTTAAATCTTCTCATCATGCTGCGCCCTCATAACCAAATGATCTGCCGTTGCCAATAAGTTGGTCAGCAATCCAAAGTTTGCGTAATTGCTCCTCGGCTATCCCCTTATTTATCCATTCGGCTACAATCAAAAACTCTTGATATGTATGAACACTCTTAAAACTGGCTGATGTGGTTACATAGACTTCAAGACGGTCTATTCCAAAGCCATCTGGAATTTTTTTGTTATGTTCTAAGGCTCTTAAAATCTCATCATTTAAGCCTTTCCAGCCTTTGATACGTATGCCACCACCTAAATCAACATAACAATCATTTTTACCAGACCAAAACTCAAAGTAATTCATCTTTGGAGCTGTAAGGGGTTGGTTTACAATTATTGAACCTTCATACATATCGGTTCTATCAGACATCGTAATAGTGAGCTCAACATTCCATTGTTCACATTCATTAACATGCTCGAGTACTTGAACAATCGCCAAATCCTGATAATCGTATGCAGCGATACAGAAGTGATATGGAATTGATAAACGATTTGGGAAACGTTCTAGTAAAGCTGCCTCTTCGATATTTTTATTTTCAATAAACTCTCGAATATCTTTCGAAACAAAACGCATGCTAAACTCATATTCTAGAGCAGCTTCTCTAAGCAATTCAGCCTTTCTCTGATTTGCTTGAACTTGCGCTGGTGTTAGCTTGTTTGGATTGTATTTTTTTGATCGTTTTCTGCTGGTTGAATTAGATTTCATATTCACACTCCCCCATTAGCTTTTAACTTTTCAGCAACCAATTGATCAGCAACTTTCTTCACATACTTCCATGTGAAATATTGATCAATTTCAGACTTACCTTGATAAACCCGTTCAAGTTGAAAAGCTGTAATCGCATACCCGATCTCAAATGCTAGTAATTGCCAGTCTTCTTTAAACACCTGAGCAAACCTATCTAAACCTTGTTTTTGTGCCTGTATACGCAATTGACGCTCATCTGGACCACGTTTTATTTCAGACTTCGGCTTCGTTTTTACAAAACCTGATGAAATGGCCCAAGTAACACAAATTTCACAGCGACAACCCATTCGTTTATACGTTGATGCTGTACCATGAGTAACTGCAATAATTTCAACTTCTTCAGAGGTAATTTTTTTAATTTTATTACCTGGTTTTTTTAACCATTTTTTAACTGCTTTTTCTAAAGCTTTACGCTCTTTTGATTTAGCTGCAACGTTTGAGTAAGCAACTAATGCGTATTCCGATTTTTTCATATCAACAAATGCGTTCACTGTGCTTTACCTCCACCTATACGAGCATCATCCCAATCACACTCCACAATATCTAAGCCATCATGTTGAAATCTTGACCATAGTCGGTCCCCAAGATCTTCGCGGACCTCAGAAAGACTTAGGTTTGAAATCACTACTGTTGGCTTCAACTCGTCATAACGAGTGAGTAAAACTTTATGGACACTCTCTAGAAGCTGCGGGCGTTTTTCAGCACGGTCATGTAAGCCGTATTCGTCAATAATTAATAAATCTTTACTCACATAACGTTTTAGCGCTTCTTCTTCACTATCACCACTACGGCGATAAGCCCCTACGATATCTTCTGCAAGATCAGCAGAAGTAACGTAAATAGCTTCACTGTTTTTGATTATGATATTTTTTAGGATTGATGAACCAAGATGAGTCTTACCCGTACCAGTGCGACCAACAAGGAGTAAATTTCTAAAATCTCCTCCATTGAAATCCATAGTGAATTTTTCACAAGTTTTACGAGCGTTGTCTTGTCCTTTGTGAGTTACAGCATAGTTACCAAAGCCGCTATTTACATGTCTTTTAGGAATACCAGCACGGGCCATTTTCAAATGTAAAATACGATTGTTCTTCTCACTTTCATATTTTTCATTTGACTGTTCCATGAGTTCCTCAACACATGACTGGCAAACGATTCGACCATGTACATTGATCATGTTTTCGTTGTGAATATTACAAATCTGATTTGTAGGGGAAAATTTATATTCCAATTTCTGAGGCATTGAGTTCATATCAATTCACCCTCCACTTCTGTGTGAGGTACTGGATCATATTGTTTTGGAGCACCCCACTGCTCATTCACATTGCGTGGTAATGATTGATGGCCCTGTGATTGCCCAGTGTTAACTTCCGATTTATCGTTTTGGTACCATGACGCTTTGAAAGCGCCCCACGGGTTTTGTCTTTTCAAACAGCACTCGATTGCTTGTTGAAGTGTGATACCTGCCTTTCTGGACTCGTTTAACAAGGCGTCAAACGCGTTTTCAGTATTTTGGGCTTTCTTGGCTTTTCTGATTTGCATGAATTCAGTAGCGTCCTTTTCAGGTACACCATGTTTTTTCAAAGCTGACTTGAAACTAAATTTCTGAAGGGTTGATTCAACTTCGCTAACAGCGGAGTTGTTATTATCTTCTGGATTCAGATTAAAGGATTCAGGATTCAGATTAAAGGATTCAGGAATCAGGGCGTTTTGGTCTGAGATAGAAACAGTTGTAGAACTGTTTTCTAACTGTTCTTGTGTATTCCCGTTACCGTTTGCCTGACTCGATTCGTTATCTTGATAACTGTTTTCACTAGCAGAAGGCGTAGTTTTCGGGGCAAAAGGGCCTGTTTTGTCATAAAAGTGCTTTAAATCAGCTTTACTTACTTGGATTGGCTTTCCCACAATAGTCTTGTTTTTAGGGTTACGATTATGAACAGTGTAGACACCATCTTTGTTAGGTAAGTCACTGTCCTTTTCAAGACCATGTGGATTTTGATGCTTAACAAAGTTTACGATTTGGATAACATCAGTACCATCAGCGTTATATAACTCTATAAAACCAAACTTAGAAATGTTCTCTAACTGTTCTGCAACGTTTATTTCGTCTGCTGGAAATAAGGACATTTTGATTTTCTTAGGTCGATTTTCTAACCGTCCTTCACGGTCTGCTAGTATCCATAGCCCGATAAACAACAAACGAGCTTCAAAAGGTAATTCAATAATGTCTTCATTCATAAAAAATGATGGCTTAATATTTCTAGATCTTGCCATTTCTTAAGCTGCCTCATAACGTTGTTCATGTGCAAAATTTGCACGTACTAAAGCTTCAGAGAATTGAGGCGGTACAGAATTACCAACCATTCGACACTGTTCAGTTTTAGTTAGTTTTATGGTGTTACCAAATTCATCAATGCCATACTCAATGATGTAATTAGATGGAAAACCTTGAGCTGCAAAAAGCTCATGTGGTTGCCACATACGGAAGCCAATATCTACAATTTGATACAGCTGCCCTTTAACTGTGACAATTCCAAATCGATCACGAGTACTTATTGTTCTTAGGGGTTGAGCAATATCATTACCATCTGTTTCACTGCCATAAAATGCAGTTAGAAAAGCCTGAACTTGTGCAAAATGAGCTCCGCTTGATGTAATCGTTGGTAATGGCTCATTAACAACTTGACCAGTGCTATTCTTTCTTAAAGTCACCAGGTTACTTACCACGATGCTGTTGTGATCTTTTGCAGTGATTGTATGAATTGGATCACGAACATCACTTCCAATTACGCCAGTGTAATTTTTTGCGATAAATGCAGTCACCAATGCATGATGTCCACCCTTAACACCGGCACATATTGTCCGAAGAGGTTCATCAATAGGCATAGATCGAGGAGTAGAAGAATTCGCGCATTCAGTTAAAAATGGCGCTGCATCATTTGCTGCATTTGCAGGGACTACAAAAGGTTCAGGATTGTTAATCACATAACGGACCAATCCATTTGCGATACGGCGGCAGGTAGCCTCTACTAACGGTTTTTTACGTGCAAAAATACTTGGACATGGAATTGACCAATCAACACATTCTGCAGCTGTACGCCATGGTAGAAGTTTTCCAGCTTTAACTGCTTTAGATTTAGGATCCCCATGTGTAGGTTTAGGCCACTCAATTGCCAAATTATCACGTCGAGCAACCATGAAAAATCTTCTACGAATAGTAGGAGAACCATAATCACAAGCCTTCATTACTCGCCATTCAACGCTATAACCCTGATACCTTAACGCACGGATAAAAGAACGGAATGTTTCACCTTTATACTTAGGATCGGGTTTCCCATCTTCACCTATGCGCCCCCATGTTTTGAACTCTTCAACATTCTCTAACATGATGATCCTTGGGCGGGTTAAATCGGCCCAACGCAAAGCAATCCAAGCTAAACCTCTTATTTTCTTTTCAACAGGTTTGCCGCCTTTCGCTTTTGAAAAATGCTTGCAATCAGGACTAAGCCAAACTAGACCCACAGGCTGATTATTTGTAACTTTTACAGGGTCAACATCCCAAACATTTTCACAAAAATGGCGAGTTTTTGGATGATTAGCACGATGCATTGCAAGGGCTTTAGGGTCATGATTAATTGCAATATCTACAGGACGTCCAAAAGCTTTTTCTAAGCCTGTAGAAGTACCTCCACCGCCAGCAAAATTATCTACAATCAATTCATGGGGTAGTAAGTTAAGGTTGAGGCACATATTCATGCTGCAACCTCCTGTTTCATGAGATCACACCACTCAACAAACGCTTCGAGAATTGGCTTTAAAGCTTGAGAATCAGACCATCCAGCAAAGCCAATAAAACCATTTTTCTCAAAATCAACTGCTTGACGGCCTTTAAAGTAATCAGCTGAGCATTTAATAGCAGCGTGAGCCATTCCACCATCGTCAGTGAATTTGAAATCAATATCTTTATCACATGACAATGAAGCTCTAAAAATACCACTGGCTTTTAAATGGAAATTTAAGAGTTCTTGTAACTTTTTGATTTTCTTTAGGGTAATTTGTTCGTAATTCAGACCCACATGTGTAAAGTAATTTCGAGCCTGTTCTCTAGTAATAAACAGCCCTATATCATCAAATTCACGATCAAATAGCTTTTGAAGTTTCTCTGCTAATAAGTAATTTCCATTATTTTTAGCATCGAAGATGACTTGGCTAATAATGTATTTGCGGACATCCTTATTTCTTTTCACACGAATATCATGTGGTTTTTCCACAAATAATGAATGGCTGCTTTCAATTACGTGAGCATATTTACCAGTAACAACCCACCACATGCTATTTGAGCGGTAATAAGCTTTGCCAAAATTGAGACGACCCTTTCGATCATAAAACCAAACAATTTGTCCTTGAATTAAACGCTTCTTATCTGCGCTTTCATTGTTATAAGAAGAATTATAACCGTGAGATGCCTCTAATTTTTCAGGTGTAAACCCTTCACTCTTATAGTCCTCCTGAATCCATTCATATACAGTTAATCCTTCAGGACCAATACAATCCCAAAATGATTTTCTACGGAAGTCATCATCAAATGAAAAATCGAAATTATCCAAAATCAATTTTTTGATTCGATTACGGGTTCGCTTCATTTCCAACAAAATTAAATATGGCATTAATTTATGCTGGTCAAACTCATAACGTCCCCCATGATCTGGACGATTAGGTGCATTTACATTTTGGTAAAAATCTAATTTTATAGAGCCATATTCAACTATTACATCAAGTCTCAAATCTCCCTTTCTGCAATACTTACTATTAGGGCCAGTAAAAATATTTTTTTGCGCCTTGATGGTATATCCAAGTTTATTTAATTCTTTTAAAACTAAATTAAACATTTGCAGATGTAGTTGAGTTTTCCAATGAGCCTCTTCTTCAGACCAATTTTTATAATCTGGTCGATCAGCACTGATAACCATTGAAGCATTATGAAAATGAATTTTTCCTGAAAATTTAATTGATGTATCAATAGGATCAACTTCAAGAACACGTCTTTTAAAAATCATTTCAGCAGTTGTTGCTTCGCGCTCAATAGCTGATAAATCAATAGTTGACTCTTTTCTCGTTTCAAGTTCATAAACTTTGAATTTTGGACCTTTTTTTGATTGGGTGATCTTTTTAATGGAAAATACTTTATCCGAACCAAATAGAATAATTAAGGTTTTTTCTCTATATGTAATTTGACTCATGATGCACCGGCTTGGATAAACTTAAATTCGATTACCCAAACCCATGGATTTTCATTCCATGATTCTTGACCGTAAGATTCTTCCCAAAACCACTGATAGACCTCAAGGTAATTATCACTTGAAAGACCAGCGTATTGCCCCCCATTGTCCAGCACATAACGATCATACTTAGGTATAGTTTGTATTCCCTCCTTTAATGCATCTTCTTCAGATAATTGATGTAAACGCTCTGCAAAAACATTTGTTATTTCTAGAAATATACGAGCAGCTGAATGAGGCATTTCGCTTGGATACTTCCATACCACATCGATCTCTTCACCATGGCAGTCGTAATATGCAATCTCTTTTGGATTATCTGCTTTATATGCAAATGACTCATGTGGCGTTCCACCAACGCTTCTAATTTTGGTTCCATAAGTTTCTTGTACAAAAAGCTGATCACCAACCATTCCGTACGGGCAAACATTAAAGCAATCTACAAAATTTTTAATCGTGCCCTTATAGGTAGAATTAATACCGTAAGAGCGACCTTTCCAATTAAAACCAGAAGACTGACTTAAAGTTGGTTGAGGCTTGATAACTCGACGAGTTTGCGTTTTTCGACCAGCTAAAAGTGCTCTAATCATCGAAGCATTAAAGGTAATTGGATTTTCAATCATGCTTCGTCCACCTGTGCAGATTTAAATAAGCTCACTTGCTCTGCAAAAGCCCAAGCATATTGGCAAAAATTATTGTATTTAGAGTTAAGTTTATCTTTCGAATGTTCCAACACTGCTTTAGGTGTATGAGGTGTGAATTCCTTAGATTCCTGATATGCCTTTCTGCCTTCTGAAGATCCAATTAAGACAGAATTTAAGCTTTTATAGAGTTGTTCCTTTTCCTGAGAAAGAATTTCATTAAGAGTTTCGACGAAATTTTTACCAAAATTAGTAATGAACCATTCATCATGACCACCAAAAATAAATGGTGGTACGACCAGCTCACCATCTACAGATATCGCTGGATATTGCCCATGACATAATGAACAAACTACTAAAGCAGCAATTTTTAAATTAGGTGCTTCAAAACTGAATTTTTCTTGATGTTTACTGATTTCATAAATCATTGGTCTTCCCCCACTTCAAAACGAGAATCTAAGAAAGCTTTATTCACTAGCCCCACGTAACGTGACCAGCCAAAATTTTCCTGCCAAAACCACCAATTGTTCTGATTGTCACGCTTCCACGGCGTACCTTCAGAATCGGTATGGTTAGTTCCTAACGGCCAAACCTTTTTAGATGTCATGAAATCTCCCTTTGTGCTGATAAAGCACGATTGAGAAATTTGTCTTCATCGGTTTGAAGTTCTGCGATTTGTTGCGGGGCATCTTGTTTGATTAGACAAGTCGAGCACTGTTCTCCATTAAAATCAGTGCATTTGCCTGAGCAAGGATGATTTGCTAAATTACTCACGTTCATTTCTTCCAAGGTTTTGAACTGCCATGACCATTTCCTGCGCCAACAGGAAATGGTTTTTTATTTCCAGCTAAGTAGATCCAGCTGGACTGATTTGTCACATGCATTTGAATGCCGTGATTTTTCTGCCCGTAAAGGCACTAATTCAAAGGTATCTTCGGTATACCCAGTTTGTTTTGACCCAATAAAAACATTTCTGAGAAACTCGTATTCAGTTTCTGCTTCTGAGATTTTTCTTGTGCAAATGTTTTTAATTACTTCTAGAGAGCTTTTATTAGCCATCTCACCTTCTACTTCTGAAATCTTTTTCTTACACATAGAGCGGATGAGATTAGATATGGAGTTCTTGCCTTCAAGTTTGGCAATCCATTCCATCTTTGCTTTTTCTTCTAAAGATAATTTTGCTGAAGCATTTGCTAAAAGTTTTTCCGCCATACTTAAGTCTCTTATCCTACAAATAGGATTAATCAAGCAGATGCTTTTAGATTTTTGGAATTTAATTCAACGTCCTCTTTCTTCTGCTCAATGGCTACTAAAGCGTCTAAAGCTGCACCTTTGTTATAAGCAACTTCTTTTTGCTCACCTCTACAGATTTTTGAAACTGAGCTTTGAGAAATTCCAGTTCGTTCGGAGATTTGTTGTTGAGTCAAACCTCGGCTGTTTGAAAGGTAAATAACCTTATCTTGAATATTCATGCACATATTAGTTTCTCCGTGTTTAAGCATATTTTTATTCACTAATGAATAGTTGTCAATACACCAATGAATTGTTTCACAAAAAATATTCATTTTTGAATAAAATTAGTTATCCATCTTGGAGTTGGAAAAATGTACCTTCAAAAAAATGTTAAGTACCTGTTAAAGAAGTACAGCACCACTACTACAGGGCTTAGTAAAAAGTCTGGAGTACCACAACCAACACTTTTTCGTTGGGAGAACGGGCAATATAAAGAACCTAAAATTTCCACAGTAGAGAAACTTGCTTCATGGGCTGGTTATGATGCAAATACACTTATCAATAGCGATTTAGAAGTTATTGAAAATCAAAAAAGTAATGAGAAAGATGGGTTACTTGATAATAATGTAAATTTAACAAATAAATTAAAATTAGATGGGGATCTCGTTCCAGTCATTTCATGGGTTGCAGCAGGATCATTTACAGACGTTCACACTGTATTAAAAGATACTGAGGTTCTTGAATGGCTTCCACCTATGAAAAAGGCCGGGAAAAATGCCTATGGACTTATAGTTACTGGTACCTCGATGTTACCGAAATTTGAACCAGGTGATCGAATATATGTAAATCCAGATTTTCCAGTTTTTGATTTAAAAACAAATGATTTAGTTATTGTTTCATGCGCTGGTGATACACAAGCTACATTTAAGAGATTAATTATTGAAGAAGGTGAAGAAAAATATTTAGAGCCTCTAAATACTAAATGGCCTGAACAAATTATCAAACTAACAGAAGAATGTAAGTTAGTGGGTAAAGTCGTCGGTATGCATAGAGAGTTTTAAGGGAAAATTAGATGTTTAAAGAATCTGAATTTCAAGGAATTAATAGCGTTTTAACAACTTTCGCAGAAGAAGTTATAAAAACTCAACCTGAATTAGCTGCTAATATTCTTTTAAATATTAAAAATATTTCTAATGAACACCATCCGTTAGTTGAACAATCTTTCATCTTGGATAATTTTGAAAACCATGAGTTAGCAGCATTAAAGATAAAAGAAGCTTTAAATAGTTTTAATCATGAGTTAGCAAGATTAATGATTTTGACGAAAAATAATTTGATCAAAAATTAAAAATGTTTGGATTCTGTTCAGTTGAATGTTACCCCTTGTAAATACATGTAAATAAATAGGAAAAATCCAGTTTGAAACTGGTTTTTTTTCAGCCCTCACAAATTAAATTGATTACTTTATATACAATTAATTCATTGGTGAATTATTTATTATTGAATTAATTTATTCATTGATGAATAATAATTTCACCAAAACATGAAAAAGCCTCGATGACTTTGGACGGCTTCGAGGCTTTTTCTACCAATACTTTACGTATCAAGGCGAATTATTATGAATCAGAAATATATAAGCAGTCAATCGTCCCCATCTACCCCTATTTGTTTTGTACCTGAACTGAGTGGGAATAAAACAAATAAACCAGCTACTTCTAAACTTTATCAGCATCCGTCAGCACATGATCTACTGTTTAAAAAAGATAGTAAATGGCCGTATTTTTTATGTTTTCTTATATTTAGTGCATTAGCAATTGCTTTTCTTTATGCATGTGATGCAGAAGCCCAAGTACGTGAGCAGAAGGCACAACATTGGCAAGAACAATTTAACTCAGGCGAACCAGTTGAAGTCCAAGTACGTGTTGTTAAATTAGGTGGTGCACAATGAGAACTAATTTTTTACGTGGCGCTAAAAGAACCCAAAATTTTTCCAATAATCAATCAGGCCATAAATCAACATTCCGTGAATATATAGGTAAAGATGAAGAGCAAAATTTATATAAAGTACGTTTAGGCTACACCGTATATGCTGCACCGCATACGTTAACCCGTGTTTATACAGTTGATGCAACTGGTGTATTGACTCCCGTTTCTCAACATACACTTAATTCAAGAGAATGGATTCTCCGCAACTTGGAAGAAGAAATTTCGCGACAAAGAAAGCGCGAATTAGGTCAAATTCTCGGTAAAACGCATATTCCCTCTCCAGACCGCAAAGCTTACAAAATGCGTCGTGGCTTTCTAGGTACACGGTAGTTGGAGTCACTTTAATGATTCAAATTTATAACAGCAAAACTAGAACCTTTACTGTGATCGGTAAACGAATACAAGTTTTCTCAAATGTATCACTTCATGAAACTGAAGCTTTGCTCTTCAAAGCGAAACTTAAAGATTCTTTTTGGAGATTCTAACATGATGAAGTACATCCCTGACTCTATGTCATATCCATTCACAGTTTGGATGTCAGAAAGTGGTTTCTATCCTTCTTATAAAAAAGGATACATCGTTATGAAGCGTGGCAAAGAAGTGGCAAAGATTTCCCTAATAGAAACAAAAAAAGGTTTTGAAATGAATGAAGTGTGTCAAAAAAGATTTACTTCATTTTGTAGAACCTGGATGAATAGAGATAAACACTTTATTGATCAATTACGTATGCGTGGTTTATCCAGAATGAATCAACTTAGATACCAATTGGTTGCCTAAATGAAAGCTAAAAAAAAGGAGGTCTAAATTTAATGGCAATTTATATCTCAACCCCAGAGATTTTACAGAGGTACAAAATTTCTAAAGGTACTTTAAAAAATATGCGGGAAAGAGGCTCCGACCCCTTTCCTGAACCAATAATTAGAGGTCATGGAAGAGCTACTAACTTATATGGTGTTAAAGCCGTAGCATCTTGGGAAAGTAGAAATGGGTATTTAGAATCACTTGAAATTGAGCCTTTAATATCAAATCTTTCATAG